GCCTGTCCGAACTGCAGCTGGTCACAGTCGATAGTCTTGGCTCCCGGCATCGGCAGCTTGGTGCAGCAGCCGTCTTTGGGAACATGACTCGGAGGAACGCGTACGCCGGGAAGTGCCATGGTTATCGTTCCGGCCGATTCGGGATCTTATCCATCTTGCCTTTCTTCTCGTAGCTACGGGCAAGTGGATACGGTCTATCAGTAGGCTCGCCAGAACCGCGCTGAGAGACAGTAAGGTCCCCCGTAGTCTCATGTTCTTTGATATCTACGGTGCTTCTGGCAGTCTTGAGCTGTTTTGATTCCGGCGCCGGCTTATCCGCATTCATAGTTGGGATATGCGTGCTGTTCGTAGTGAATACGGGGCCCACGGCTTCGTCGATCACGCCGTTCGCAGGAGTTTTGCCGCTGAATTTACCCTTGTTAGGGAACTTCGCGGGGTCGTTGATCGTATTTACTGGGCCATCCGCATGGGGGACAACGCCCTTGGCTTCGATTTTTCCTTTCCGGTACATCATTTCAGCTTCCCTCGTAGGGAGAATGTGACAAGACCATGGTTTAACATATTACAGGCCCGGGTTGCCGTCTGCAAGTGAATAGTCTATGCCTGAACGTTGTTCATAGGGGTGACTTGCGGGGCTACTGGGATACCTTGAACGCCGCCAGCGCCAGCGGGCGCAGCGCCGGAAGGCGCCGGGACATTCGAACCCGACGGATTGAACCCCGCACCCCCGCCTGGGGGCGGCGGAGGCATTCCGAGCAACGCTTGTTCAGCCCCGGGCGGTAGGCCGCCCCGTAACTGGACCTGAACCTTGGGCGGCGGAGGCGGAGGGGGCGGCGGAGGGGGCGGCGGAGGGGGCGGCGGCCCGAAAACGTTACCGTTAGCGCCCGGAACAACCCCTGGGGGCAATCCGGGAGGTGGCGCAGTCGGGTTATCTCCCGGCTGTTTGACCTTGATCTCGATACCAGTGTTGTCCGCGACCACTTGCAGTAGTCTGGCGGTCTCGTCTGGCCCAATAAGTGGTTGATAAGACGGGTTATTGACCAACTGAAGGAACTGTAACTGCTTCGTAAGGTCTTGTTCCTGCTTCGCAGCCTGCCGAACACCGTCAACGACGATATTTTCATCGCCTCGTAACATACCAGTGCTGTCCGTAAGCATAATAAAGTCGTAAAGCATATGCAGCAGTGGATTGAAAACGTCTGTATCGATGTTATCCGCCACGTTCTGTAGCGTTTTGTTCGCATTGTTGATCAACATCGATAGCCCGGAGGCCGTACGGCCGGCTCCCGAACCAGCGCCCCCGCCAGTCAGGTACCTTGGGATAGTCGAAACGTCATCTAGCATGACCGAAAACTTGTCAACGATGCTCATCAGCTCTTGAGCATTACTTTGGGGCTGAAAAAACGTGACCGGAGTTCGGTTCCCGTTGGTCGGATCTCCTATATACTTCCATCGTTTCCAGGGGTAGAGCATGTCATCCTGGTTCGGGGAGATCAATTCCTCGTCATAGACTACCTGCGGACCCGAACTGATAGCGATGTTGTTTACCAAAGCGCGCAGAGTCGCATTAATCACTTCTGTAAGATCGTTCGCGAGAGCCGGGATGCCGTTGCCATAAAGCGTCCCCGGCTGCTTATCAAATGAAGTAACATAGTAAGGTACTCGAAGACGGGGGGACGGGTTAAGCATCACCTTAAAAATGCGTTTATCCACCATCCAAGCCGTGATGAAATATGGCTTGTACGGATCCTCAGCTCCCGGGACGCCGTATTCAATGAGATATCTGCCCAAGACGAACCCGTGGAACTCGATAGCATTGATGTAGGTGTCGTCGAGAACGTTGTTGCGACCCTCCATCTGAGCACGCTCATAGTCAAAGATCTGGATCCACTCTTTGAACCCGCGGCCTTCGTACGCCTGAATAATGGCCCTAATATCATCTTCGCGATACCCGGGTAATCCAATCAGATTATAGAGATCAGTCACGCTCAAACGCTGACGCTCGAACACTTCGGTGTTCTTGATGCTAGTCGCGCCGGGAGAGAACCAAATATCCCACGGGGATACGCGTTCCCAGAAGAAACTAGCACGCTCCTCGGCATGCAGTTTGCGCTTACGATCCCATTTCAGATGCGTGGTTTTGCGCGTCACCGGGCCTTTGAGGACCGCGTATTTATAGACCGGCAAGTCCGATAGGAACTCCGACAGCGCATGATAAAAATCGCCCTCTTCTAGAATTTTATCAACCTTCAGTTGCGCCTCTTTTGCTTCGGTCTGTGCTTTACGCCGTTCAGCCAGCTTCACAGCCTCATATAATTCCTCGATACGGTCTTCGATCTGTTGCTGCGGTATCTTGATTTGCTGTTGGTTCGCATGCAGCACTTCTTGCACCACGATGGTGGCTATGTGCTGATCAACTTCGTCTGGCGTCATGGGATCAGCGGTCGGTTCCAGGGTCCAGGGGCGGTCGGAATTCATGTATACGTTACGCAGTAGCGCAGTTGCGCCGCGGCATTTCATTGCCATCAAGCGCGAGTAAACAGCCGACCCGCCAACAGCTTCGATGGCCTGCAGTTCTCCCGGGGAGTACTGGCCGTTGTAAGCTCGCATGTCGCGGATAAGTTCGTCGTCAACAGCGATGACCCGGCGATGTCGGACTGCTTTCTCAAACCGTTGGCGAATATAATTAGCAAGATCTGTCGCTACTTCGGATGAGATTCCGGAGAGATCCTCGGAGCGCTTCTGCGCAGCATCAAGCTCATCGTTACCGACCACGCGTAGCAAGCCGCGGCCTTGATGTTTCATCGGTTCAGTAGTTGTGCGGGCTTTCTTCTTAGAACGGTCAGCCGCAGCACCGTCAAATACGCCGGGCACGGGTGATGCTGCGCGGGCTGAGGTCCCTAGATTAGCGCCCTGCCCCGCTGGCCCAGCAAACCCTATTGCTGTAGGCTGCGGCTTCTTCGTATTCGTATCCTGAACCGAAGGCGATACAGAAGTCGGGATCGCGCCCATGAGTTATTTCTTACCCATAATAGAATGGGCCATGCGTGACATATGGCTGCGGGCACCGGCATGATGAAAGTGCTTCGCGTTCTCTGCGAACTGCGCGCGTTTCGCGAACACACCACCCTTGGCCTTCTCTTTGGCGATGTCAGATTGGGTGATGGGAGCGTCGGGTGCTTTCCCGAGATCGCGATGCATCTGTCCCTTTTTTATTGGGCCTATCGGTTTACCCGCCATAAGCGTAGTCCTCTACAGATTATGTTAAGGCGCTATGGTACGGCGTTTATGCAGTCAAGTCCAGGCTTTCCAATTGGGCTTGGGGGCCTTCGTGGGATTGTTTCTTACACGAGTCAACTTAGCGAGAACCGTCCCACTATGCCCTAGGGTTGCATATTGGTGCGCATCCGCAAGATCGGAGAAAGGATGGTTCTTCTCGGGTACAGGTTTAAGCGTCCCGTCTTTCATTTTGGCGTAACGGTAACGTGACTGAAATCCACGAATTAGCTGTGTACACTGAGGACTGATAAGCATCGCTGCCCCACCGTCGCGCTGTTGAAGAAGCCACTTTTCGACAGCTCTGAGACGCGGATCTATAAGGTTGGTCTGTGCGGGCTGGGCAGAGAAACCAAGCCGCGCGAGAGCTTTGAACACAGATTCCTCACCAATTTGGCCGCGGGCGACTCCTGAAGGGTCCCCAACAATGCCAACTGGGAGTCTGGCGTACTTAGCACCCGACAGGAGCGGTCGAAGTAACGTTATACAAAACTGCTCAACCCCCATGCCATCCGCATACAGTTCATCAAGGATCGCTAACCGTCCCCGGGGGTCCATCTGGGTCACTATCGCCGCGGGGTTGCGACCAAAATCCATACCTACAATCACCATTGTCCCTGGTATTGGCATCAGGGTAGACTTGGCTACGTGAAATTCTGTCTTGAAGGAATTCCGGTACACAGCTTCTCCTGACAGAGAAGGCGAGATTCGGTTGTCGATGTACTGCTCCACCCACTCGGGCGAGTTGCTTTCTATGAGATCCTCGTAGTAACCGGGAACTAGGTGCTCCCGGTTCTCCGCGCCCGGGTCCCGTGCGCCCGGTTGGACCCAATAGCCCCAAGTCTTTGGTAGCTCTTTGCCCATCAAGTCCTTTTCTTCGAGGATCTTGTTCCAGGGTGAGTCTTCGGAAAATGAATTGGTTTCCGCGATGACCCCGTACCAAGACGGCCCGCCGTTCATCATCGATGGAAACCGTCCGCACCGAGATAGCACGTCCAAGAGAATCTGCGGCGGAAGCTCCCGAAGCTCCGACAACCATCCAGCGGTTAAGTCGAGCGAAAGCAAACGCTGGACGTTCTCGGGAGTGTCGAGCGGGAGCATTATCCATTCCGACTCCACGTCGTTAATTTTGATCCAGAAGGTCTTATGTTGAGCCTCATAGGTGGCAATACCCCGAAGCAACTCGGCAATAGTCTTTGCGGAAGTAGTCTGAAGTTGCGGTAGCGTATTGCGGACAATGCAGAACCGGGTACGTCGGATGCCGTCTCTAGGATCCGGAGCTTGCTCCATGGCCCGACGCAATAGCTCCATGACCATGCCAGACGACTTGCCCGATCCCACCGGGCCGCGGATGACTCGCACGCGTTGATCGGAACGCATGAACTTTGAGATTGTGGGAGGGGCTTCGTAGACAAGATCTGTCATGCCTTCTTTTTCCGGCGCCCGTGCGCCTTCGTGGGATTCCAGCCGCCGCGAGCAGCTTGAAGCGCCGCAGCACCTGACCCTTCTGCGCTCCCTTGCTGACCAAGCGCCGCAATGCGGGCGGCAACTTCGTCAAGTGTGGATTGATTTGCCGCAGAAAGCTCGCCGCTGCGGCCGGCTGCAGGAAGAGGGGAGTTCATCACCTCCGCATTTGACACGATCTGTTTTTCGACGTAGTCGATTAGTTCGTCGCTTGCCGCGGTCATCTGCATCGCAGCCAACATGGCCTCCAATTCGCCTTTCATTTCGGACGCACGTATAACTGAACCTACTGTCTGCAGAACCTGTGCGGCAGCCTGCGGATGTTCGAACTCTTTCAATAGCAACTCAGCAGCGGCGCGAACTTCCGGTTTAAGGTTCTCTGAGGCTGCGCGGGCATTAGTCAGACCAATAATCGTGTTCTTGAGATTGCTCTCTAGTTTGGTAATAACGCTATGCAAAGCATGGACTGTGATGGTCATGATAGGTCCTTAGTTGGGGGTGAAAGAAAGTCGTTCAAATCCAAATCAGCCAGTTGCCGCTCGACGCCGGCTGCAACTAGTTTGCGGTGGTTAGTGCGCAGATTATCCAAGCGGTCGGCTAGATCCGCGTTAGCAGCCTGCAGCTCGTCGTTCTGCTTAAGCAGCTCTTTGATACGCCGATCCTGGTTCTTGGCGATCTGCCGCAGCGACTCTACGTGCGTGCCGGCGTCAAGCACAGTTTTCTTCGTACTGAACATGATATCGACGCCCGCGAGCGTGAAAGCATACCATTTGCCATCTATAATCTCCGGCGCGGGCTCAGCGGGCGTCGATGATTGTTCCTGGTCTACCATTGTTCGTCTCCGTTGCAATTACTACGGGCGCTTTGTCGCCACCAATATTTATTGTAATGGAGTGCTTTTCCCCATTACCAGTCGCGTCGCGCGGCACATTAGCTACGGTCGAGACTTTAGTCAATTGTTCAAACGCGTTCAGCTTGGCCGCCACGGGCATATTCGGGTTTGCAATTATGCCGTAGATAGGTACCAGCGAGTCTTCCAACAGCAACGCAGCTTTGAGCCGCACGCGCTGCGCAGTATTCATTTCGGACTTCCATACGCGGTCCATTTCACGATACATATTAGCCCAAGCGGGGCTAGCAGCCTTCGCAGTAAGCTCCGCCATAGTGATGCCATAATTTGCAAGCACGTCCGCCTTGGGCTTTAAGTTCAGCACAAGATCTGTGATCAAACGTGCATCGTGATCAGTGATGCCGGCTAGGATACCGGCTTCGGCCACCGGGGCCAGCACAGGTGGAAAAAACGACGGATCAACCTGCATGTTCATATGCCGCCAGCTGCCTTATGAGCAAATTTGACGGTATCAAGTGTGCCGTTTTCGACTGCATTTTTTACTAGCGTTACGCACTCCGTATCATCACCACACTCATCAGTGTCAATAATTATATGTTTGCCGTTATTCGCGATCACGATAAAGCTGATCAGTTCGCCGTCGATTACTATCGCAACAACCGCAGCCGTACCAATCGGTTTAGTAACCGGAACTGTGGCACACCCAACAAGCGCCAATACAGTGAGCAAAAAAATCTTTTTCACGGATTTTCACTTTTCTCCAGAGCGATATCCATCAGCTCTTTGCATGCTGCCTTCCACTGTTCGATTGATGCCCCATACGGCACCGAACGCTCGTCATTGTACACGTTTCGTAATACGTAACAGTTTTCCCCCAAACGCATGAAATTCATACTATCTGCGACCATTCGCACCAACTCAGGATCATCTGGCAGCCGTAATACGTCGCCACCGAGAAACCCTGTTGTCTTCACAAGTCCACGCGGCCCTTTGTTCGTGTGGCCGTTCATATCAAACGTTGGGTGACTGCGACCTTCAAGAAGGCGCATGGGTCCGCCGACCGCCGATCTTGATAGTGATCGCTACGGCGTGCCAAAAAGGGTGAGCGCAGGGCAGTTGAATACATATGCACGGCGTATACCCCAATTTTGGCCGCAGCTCGTGGACTTCTACACATTTGAATATGTCAAAGCACGGAAGACCGGTAATAGGGTCAGCACTGATACCAGCGCCGCGCAGTACGTGAAATAGCCCGAGAACTCGCTTCATAGGTTCGCCGCTCTCGAAGTGCGTTGCGGAGTAGCCTTTCATTCTGAGGTCCCCTTGATAGTCTGCGCCTCAACCATAGCTTTCGGTCCTTCCCGCAAAATATACTCGCGACACGCAACCCGTATCAGCTCCGAATATGTCGTGTTCTTCAAAGCTGCCAACTTCTTAAGGCCGGCCAGCCAATCGGCTGCCATGTACAAATTGATCCTTTCGCGCTGTCCGACGTTAGTTCGTGTCATACGTATATAATACTCTTCTGCGTTTAGAAATCAACCCGCTCCGAATCTTAGCCCGGCAACCAGATTTATAGCCTTTAACCAGTCATCGACCGAAGCAAACATGTGAACGTGCGTGCGCCAGTTAGTTTTGCTGTGTTTCAAAATCCAAAAATTGATGCTGAACTGCGCAGTGCAACCCGCCATTATCAATGCGGCTCGAATGCCTTCATGCAGCTCCTCCGCTGGCCGGCCGGCGGAGGCAGGAGTGGGAGGCAGCACCTCGCTCACCGTCTGTTGAGTCTCCAAATGGCTCCAATCAATGTCGCGCGCGTTGAGCGCGATTAGCTTTTCTATACCCACGGTTGAAAACCTCTATGTGCATTGTAGATCAGCGCCGCCTGTAACATGATCCACTAAGCGTGGGGGGCGGTCGTCAGCTTAGATCGCTTCATCAGTTCGTCCGCAATCTTGGCGAGTGTGGTTTCCCATCGAGCGTACTGTGTGTGTTCCCAGACCGGACACGCATGCAGCAGCATAGCTTTGGGCCAGATATAATATACGTTGTTCGTAGAGTCCCAGACATATTCCAGCCCAAGCAGCATCAATGTGGCCCTGACATCCTCTGAGATCTCAAGCGGGCGGAGGCGTAGCGGGCTGGGCGAACATAGGGTCATGGGTCCTCTACCTCGATCGGCAGTGATGCGAGGTGTGTCGTCTGGGCCGGCGCATCGACCCTGTTGGCTATAAAAGCGTCTAGAAGTGCCGCGGTCTCTTTGCGACTTAAAGGCTTGATCTCGGGCATCTGCGCCAGTAACTTCGCTCTAAAGTCGGCAATGAACGTAAGTATTTCGGTCCATTTCGCTTCGTCGGCATTTCCTGGCACCGCGAAGCAGTCAGTCATCTTGGTGTGGGTATTCGTAGCCCACAACAAGAATCTGTCCGCACGAGTCTGATACTGATGCTTTACACCCATTATATCCATTTTCATGGTGGCTGATGGCGGCACGGGCGGAGCGGGCTTAGACGGGTCTTTAGGATATGGTACTAACCCAGCATATGGGGTGAATTCCATTCGCACTAAATCCGGATCTAGAACGACCATCATCAGTTCCTTGCTGTGCGTAACTACACACTGCGTTGAGTATAATGTACGTACACGCAGTGTCAAGTACAAAATACGCCGGCCATGCATTAATCTCCTCTATTGTTGTCTCGCCGCTTTCTCCGCATCAGCTGAACTATCGCCGTCATCGGCGGACCGCAAATGGACGTAGTACACCACGAGCCCGACGAGGGGGACCACCACGAGAGAAGTCATCGTGATAACGAACGCGTTGAGCTTGTCCATGTGCTCGAACACCATATGGATCACATACTGCGTCTGCATCGCAGCCCATATTACCAAGCCGCGGCGGATGCCTTTGTGTTCATCCATCAGCGACAATAGAAATCCGAACGGCGATTTGAAAAATCCGGCTATCCAACTAAGAAATATATGCATAGCTCACCCCACAGGAATAGTCGCAGTTGTATTCGCCGCATTGTACGCGTTGATAGTCGCAGTATTGCTAGCCAGACCGGCCTGTATCGTCGCCAACGCACTCTGCTGGGCCGCCAATGTCGCCTGCGCCGTAGCTAGCGAAGAAGCAACATCCAGCGCTTGTATGCTGGCAATATTCGCCTGCGTCGCCGCGATCTGTGTATTGAGCTGGTTAATCTCGTTGTTACATAGATCTACAATATACGAAGCCGCTTGGGCCTGTGCTAAAGTTGGGGCTGACATATTACTTTCTCCGAATTATGACGTAACCAGTGAGGAAAAAAGACCACAAGGCAAGAGCCGCGATTTCGTGTTGTTGATCCTGTATAGCTTTAGTCAATACGGCCGTCATTTGCATGTATCGCACGGTATGGACTTGACCGTCTTCTTCGAGAGTGACCAGTCGCGGATCTACGGCCTGGACTTCTTCCGCAACAAAACCAACCTGTTCGCCAGCATTGGTCAAATCCACGTTGCCATCTTCGTTCATGAAGTAACTAACCGGGTTCAGCGCCATGACTTCATCCAGCCCCGACTTAAACGCCAAGGGCTTGATGTCGTGCTTGAATCGGCGGGCTGAGACCAAGCAGGTGCTCGACGGATCGTAGGTCAACGTGGACGAAGACCAGCATACGCTACCAGTCTGCGCAGCGGTGCTGGATGTCAGTGACGCCATGGCAATTGTGGTAGCGTTAGGAACGGTAAAAGTCGTCCCGTTGAACGTATCGACAGTGGAGCTAACGCTGAACGCATCTGTGTTGTTACTAAGGCACCAAGCAATGGTGCCGGTAGCCGTTAAATGAAAGCGAGCAGCAGTGGAACCACCGCAACTAGAGGTTCCCGATATACTAAGAGATGCATTAGAAGAAATTTGCCCAGTACTAGTAAGGGTACCCCCGAAAGTTGCTCCTCCGGATCCTAAAAACGTATATGTCGGATTGTTCGTGGTGTTGCCAAACGAGAGATTGGTGATGTTCGTGGTCGTGCCACGCGTTACGGTCATGGCGTTAAGGCCGGCCCCAAGAGCGTCAGTATATGTAGCCAAGCTCCATACACCGGAGTTAACGCATGTGCCCCACCAGCCTAGATTCGTGCCGGCGCCGGACTGATCCAAATAATCGCACGGTGCGGTCGCTACGACTTCATTGTAATTAGTGGCTTCTATAACCGTCCCAGTTACAGCGGCAGGCGTGGTGCCGCCGATCGCGGGCGGAGTCGCATAGTTCTGCGTCGCGAAAGTCCCCAGTCCAGTGACCTGCGTGCTAGGGATAGAGGCATTGGCATCGAAATATGTCAGCAGCGCAGCAGGAGTCGTCTTCACATTAGCGCCGCTCTGCGTCATCGGTATGGACTCTGATCCTGTGATAGCCGATCCAGCCGACAATGAACTGAACAACTCGAACGACGTCGCGCACGAGCCAGCAGAAGTCGTCACGGCGCCCGTCAGCGCAGGCAACTGAGAGCAGCTGAAGTTGGTCGCGGCAATAGTTGAGTTCACGAACGCATCGGTAGCCAGCTTAGTAGTATTGTCGGCAGTGGTCTGTGTAGTGGCCGTTGTGCCATTAGGCAACGCGGGGGTCCCGCTCAGGTTAGCCGCCGTGCCAGTAGTGTTCTGGTTCCACGTCGGAACTGTCCCGCCAAGCTGCGAGTACTGCACTTGCGCGCTGTTACAAGCTCCGCTCGCGGTTATACCCGTCGCATACTGCCCGGAAGTACACTGCGTGGGCGTCGCAGCCAGAGCAGTTGCCGTCGCAGCGTTGCCAGTGGTGTTCTGGTTAAGGGTCGGAAACGTCGCGTTCGCAAGGTTGATCGTAGGGCTACCGCTAATGGCGCCTGTGGATATACCTACAGTGAACGTCTGCAGAGCCGTCCATGAGTTAGCGCCGCCGAGCAACTGCGAACTGATATAAGACAGGATCTGCGCCGCGGTTAGTTTAACCGTCGTGCCTGACTGGTCGAATGGGGCGACCTCGGTCCCGGTCGGAGTGGAGCCCGCAGGCAGCGCTGTTATCGTAGTCTGTGCGAACGCCGTCACTGGGATCGCAGCTAGAAGGCCAAGCAGTATCTTTTTCACTGGATAGTCCTCAAAGGCATACCACTAAGAGTAGTGATATTGATGCCCGTCAGGGTAGTTATATCATGCGAGCCGCCACTGGACGAACTGGAAGAGCTGCTGCCGAACGGCAGGGCGGTCGGGTTCATGAGTTTACCAACGCCGGCAATAGGACCGGCGACCGACGCCGTCAGAACCGGCGGGGCTTGTCCCGCAACTACGAACTTGCCCAACCCGATAAGCACTGTCACCGGGACAGTCAGCCGCAATAAGTTACGCATGGTGCTAACTATTGGAAATCACAGCGAGTTTATCGCCCGAGTTGACCGTGAAGTACTCCGGTACACCCGCATAGAACAGCGCACTGGTAGTCGTCGCAGTCGGATTCGTAGTGCCTATCTCAATCGACGCCGTAGCATCGCATACCACCCGTATAATATATGTGGCTGAATTGAACGCATTTGACTGAGTGCTGGTACCGGTTATAGCCACCGTCTGTTTAGCCACGGCGGGGACGGCCAGCGCGGTCTGGTATGTAACGTTCTTGTTGTACTGGTACTCTGTCACCCAGCAACTGGACGCGTGCGCTCCCGCCGAGCCCGCCAAGGCCGCAGCGGCGGCTAGAATTCGCATATAATTTTTCATGGGTTAGTACCCGCTGCAGCTGAATTGGACAACGTCGCTCGTAGTCGCGATCGTGATTTTCAGCGTCGCAGCCGTGGTGCTCACCGGGGCTACGGTCTCACCGACCACGCCTGAAGTAATATCCACCACGAAGCACGCCCAGCCATGCGGGGCCGCAGGCAGTGTCAGGACGGCAGTGCTGGCACCCGCGGTGCCCGTGCACAGGAAGCTGCCCGTGCGCGCGCCGCCAGTGAGGGTGCTGGTGGTAGCGCAAGCGCCGGTACCAGAGGCCACCACGAACGTCGCACCAGTGTCCAACGCGCTGGCTGAGATCACGCCCGCGGCACTTACCGCCAGTCCGCTACCCAGGGGGCAGTCGAAACCGTAGGCAACGCCGCTCTGCGGGTTACACAGGACGCTGGTTGCATTCATCGGACCTACTTGCTGAGGACCAACCTGCCCGTCAGCCAGTACGGCACCAGAGAATAGAGTCGCGGCTACAAGACAAGATTTCAAAAAATTTTTCATGGCGGCCTCGCAAAAATTAGTTGCGTGATTCTAAAACGACGGGGGGATGTTGTCTATAGTAGAGCAGTCTGCGGGGATTATATATGTATGTTTACTTTCTTCTGGAGAAAGTTCTGATGCGGTGGCAGTTCGCGCACACGAGATCGCACTTGCGCATCTCTGTAATGATCTTCTCTAAGCTGCTATTTAACATCCTAGAGATATCCCGATGCTTAGGACCGCGCTCTGGAACATGGTCAAATTCCATGGCATCAGGATGAAATTTACTGTGGCAGTCTTTGCATGGAGTGATCGCTTTATACCCACTGATAGCAGCTTTATTTCTGGCTACCTTAGCGGCCTGTTCGGCTCTCCTAGCTGCAATCCTTTCTTCTTGAGTGTATCGCAACACTTTCCTACGAGGTGGCTCGGTCAATGCCGTAGCTAGGTCCATCCCCCGCTGAAGCCTTTTTGTAATCGACGCTTCACTTATGCCTATTCTCTTTGCATGCTCAGCGCGAGTCCCCGTGACGCCACCAGCAGTCAGTATCTCAACTGTATGCACGGGCGTCGTTGCTGCGCGGGCTCGGTCCCACTTTGCATTGAATACCCTGTTCTGCCAGCACGTATAAGTAATACCATGCGCTGCAGCAAGAGCTTTCCAACTCTTAAAAATTTTTCCATCGTACTCGATTTTCATATGCGCCGGCCTTCAAAATTTATTATAGGCATACTGACATAGAAAATCATGTAAGTCAAGCGTGAGACAGATGAAGCCGATCGCCGCCCCCTACCCGTTGTCCAGCCCGCCATGCCCGCCCGGTGATAATACACACTAGTTAACATAATCATTCAGCAATCCCTATCAATGAGAGACATTGCAGCACTGTACCAAGTCTCTTAGGGTTCACGCTAGTTCACGCACAGTCGCGGGCTGGATGAGTTTGGCGCAACGCAGCGGGCTTCGAGCCTGTCGCGGGCTACGGGGGCAAGCCCCCCGTAACGCAAACGGACAACGATGTCCGAGCAAGCGTCTAGATAACCGCGTCATATTATGCGTAGACGGTAGCACCGAAATGGGTTCGCGGTTACTCCGCGAGTTATTGTCCCAGTTAGCTAGGCCCCTATTGACATTGTCAATAAAACGTGCTGTCACAGCCCGCGCAGTTAAAATTACCTGCGAGGATAGTGTGACTACCGGACCGTCTATCAACGGCGAAACCGAATCACTACCCGATAGGGCCTAGTCTCAAGTTTATAGATATGTAGTAGTCACGTATGTACGTATGTATGCTGTATGTATATAAGCACGTATGTATGTTGTACATTTTTGTCTAGGTACTTTTCCGGTTTTCTCTCTTCTGAGTATGTTGTACGTATGTTATATGTAGTACGTATGTACGTATGTACGTTGTATGTACGTATGTATGTCTACGTGAGGTAGCCAGAGGGGGAATGCGGAGCGGGCTAAGAGCTTGATTCTACTAATACTGTCTATCTGTCTGTCTGTCTAGGTAAAATAGTGATTTATTAAATAGAGTATATGCTATATAAATCAGCTTCGCCCCAGCCGATTTTAAAATGACCTAGACAGCAGACAGGTAGACAAACAGCCCGCGCTTGTGCATTAAACAGCCCGCGCAGCCCGCGCTTGTGTATTAAAATTGAGTACATTATACTCACGAGTATACCTGTGGTTGAGGGTTATAAAATGCTCTTACCGGACGCTAGCGCCGATCCGGCACTAGTACGCATGAAAAGATTGAGCCAGCGCATGGGCGCCTACAAAGCACAGTTGAGCCGGCTGACCAAAAAGCCTGATTTCGATCGTGCAACGGCGCAATTTCTCGTTGACCAATATAAGACTGCGCGGGCCGAGCTTGCCACGATTGATGCACAGCTACGCGCAATCGTTGAAATGGCAAGGTGGTCGCGAGAAAACAAATAGAGCAGCATCTGTAGCCTTGAGTCTAGGTCCTATCAACACTCAGGGAGTCTTATGACATGCCTCGCACTATCGTCATTCATGGTCGTGTCTGCATTCTTGTCGGTCGTCGCTATTTCGCTGTACCGAAAACTGGCGAACTTACAGCGGACAAACTGGCCAGTACATCTGCCTCGGGTATCGTTGGCAATCCGTACGAACGTATCCTCGCCCAAGGTGGCACGGCGCGCGTAATATCCAACGTCAAATGGAGGGGGGCCTAACTGTGTTTTATTTATTCGCTCTGGTCATTCTCGTGGCCGCATACATAGAAGACTAGCTATTCCATCACTGGCAGTCTGTTAACACGGGCTGCCATTGATGCAATTGCGCATCTATTCTATCCACCTATCGGGAGATTCGACCATGTCTACCTCTATGGTAATTACTCGCGCTGCTCTGATCGATCGTAAGAACGTCATTGAGCGCATTACGATCCTCGGAGCCTCTGGCATGAATGGACGCGCGTTAGGTCTTTCCCGCGCGCAAATGAGCAAACCTATCCGAACGGTGACGCGTCATGAACTCTATAACCGCATGGCGCGCGTCACAGACCGCGCAGCAATTGCACGCAACAAACTGAGGGACATCCTATGAAAACCGTATTCAATTCCGACATGGTCGCGCACACTTGGGCGCAGTTATCGCAGCCACACGGGCGCAATTCGAGTAACAGCATGCATTTCGACGGTCCGTTGGCGTACAGCTACCGGACGCCAGTCGCGCACATTGTGAAAGGTACTGACGGCACGTCGGTTGCGCTGTTCACGTCGCGCACGTACAGCATTACAACCAGCAGCAGGCACATGCCCGCGTACCATCGGGCCGCGCGGCATTTGCCATACTTCAAAGTGCCGGACGTATTGAGCTACGCGAGTTCGCAGACAACACCAGCGGATCACGCTGACAATCTTGCGTACTTCCGCGCCGAGTTCGACAAAGAATCAGCGGCATTGCTGCGCGTGCCAGCGGATAGCTGGCGCGTTAAAGAGAATCACGCGCACGATACCCTCGCAAGCATGTCCACGATTGCGGACAGTTACTGCAAAGCGTTTGGCTTACCATCGCTCGCACTCGACTGGAACGCGGCAGCGGACGCGGCCATCGCAAGGCGCGACAAACTATTGAGCGATCCAAAACGCGCGGCCAAAATAGCAGCGGCAGCCGAAGCACGCGCGCGTGCTGAAGCGAATAAGCTAGAGCTACAGCGGTTAGCGCGTATCGAGCAAGCGCAAAAGCAGCTTGCGTATATACCGGAATGGCGCGCGCATGTTTTCGATGCTAAATATCGCCGTGTCTCGGATGAGCACGGCGGCGCACTGATTCGCCTGTCGCTTGACGGTCAGAGCTTTGAGACATCATGGGGCGTCAGCGATGTAGACCGACTGACAGGCGAAGGCATGATCCGCGCCTACTTCAGAGGCATTAACCTAGTAGGCCAGCAAATCGGGCCTTTCACAGTGCGCAGTCAGGATGCAAACGGATTCGCGTTGCAGATAGGTTGCCATGACTTCAGCCGCGCCGAGCTAGAGCGCATGCGCGATAGCCTTGCGACCTTTGCAAGGCGCTGGGATTCCCTGGTGGCAGAGGAACGGCGGATATGGCTCGAAGGGTAAAGGCTGCTGGAATTCCGCTGATCGAAATATCATCCGCCTTCCCACGTAGTAGATAGGTAATGGACACCAAAGACATCCCGACACACGGCCCCTCTGATTGGCGGCGCGAGCCAAGCGAACGTCGCAACGCGTTTTTGGGAAAGCTGGCGCATAAACTGGCGCAAAGCCGATTACATGGCAGGAAATTTCAAAAGACCTTGCGCGCTCTTGCCCCCGAGGTATACCATTTCGAGGCCCGGTACAAACCAAGGCTCGTGATCAAATAGAGGTATCTCATGGCAACGGTCAGCAGCACGTCAATTTCCACTGTTACTATAGCCGATGCTGAGAAGGCATTGAGCGCACTCGAAACGGCGTTCGAGGCCGAAAAAGCTAAAATTGTTGCTGTAGTGCAGCAGCATATCGCTGTGCATCAGGCGCAAGCACAGGCCCATAGCGCCGAGGTTAGCGCAGCGCAGGCGATCCTAGCCAAAGCACTCCCAGCGGCTCAGGCGACGCCCACCGCTACGCAGGCTGCGGCTCTGGTCCTGACTGCTCCTAAGACAGTGCAAAAAGTTGTGGGATTCGTCGCGGCTCAGTGGCGTTGGTTCGTTCTGGGCGGCGCACTCACCATTTTGGGACTGGCGCACCACGCTGGTTTGCTGCGATGAAGCGCTTAGTTGGGCTAGCTGTAATGTTAGCTGTCGGGAGCGCCGAGGCACAGACGGCGCCGACAGTGACCTTGACTGCTCCTGGCACGGCTGTATTCACATGGACCGCGCCCGCGTCAAATGGCGCAGTCATATCCGGATACAATTTATATCAAGCTCCCACAAGCGCGGCGCTAGCTGCCATGTCATATGTAAACGGCTCGACGCCTACCGCATCGACCGCAGCTGGTACGCTGACTTATACGCTTACCGGACTGGCCGCTGGGACGTATTACTACGCTGTGACAGCTTATGCATGTCCGAGCACGCCGTGTCAGGAGTCACCGCAGTCGGCGTCGGTCAGTGTACTGGTTGTGCCGGCAGCGCCGCTGGCGCCGTCTGGCTTGAAAGTTGCTCCGTAAATACTAGGCCCATGTAAAACGTAAGCACTATGGGCTAAGAATTGCAGTGTTACATACACGAAGAAGAAACATGGATGTTTCGACCCACCAGAGAATTGCGCAGTGGAACGGAGCAAGAGCGCCAGTGAAAGTTGATAACACGAATGCCGTCTCGTTCACGCGCACGCTTCGCCTGAAGGTCAAGCGTGAGGCATACGGCTGGCTCAATGCCGCAGCGATCGAAGTCAATCAGGTTTTCAACTGGTGCAATGAGACGAGTCTCAATGCTGCGACGCGCACCGACACGAAGCGCAAGTGGATGACCGGTTTTGACCTGTGCTACCTGTCAGCTGGAGCGACCGATCTCTTTGAGCGCATCGGTGCGGATACGATCCAATCGATTTGCACGCACTACGCTGACAAGCGCCGAGCTGCGAAGCGCCTGAAACTGCGCTGGCGCATATCCAGAGGTGTGCGGCGTAGCCTGGGATGGGTTCCGTTCAAAGCAGCGAGCCTCAAGCGCAAAGGCACGTCGCTGCGCTTCGCCGGTAAGACTTTCCGCGTATTCGAAGCATCGGCACTCGAAAGCGTGAAGTGGCAGGCTGGTTGCTTCGCGCAGGATGCGGTCGGTGACTGGTGGCTATGCCTGCCGGTGACAGACACTAGCGCGCAATCGGTCGCACCGCTTGAATCTGTTGGTATCGACCTCGGATTGAAAGATATAGCCGTCACCAGCGATGCCGAGCGCCTCGAATCTGGCCGTTGGACCCATCGACACGCTGGCAGGCTAGCGACGGCGCAGCGTCGAGGCCACAAGCGCCAAGCCAAACGCATTCACCGCAAGGCCGCGCGCTGTCGAGCAGATGCCCTGCACAAGTTTTCTCGGTCCATCGTGGCCCGCTACCAAACGATAGTCGTAGGCGATGTGAGCAGTTCCAAACTGGCGAAAACCAAGATGGCCAAGAGCGTCTTGGATTCAGGCTGGGGGATGCTCAAAGCGCAGTTGCATTACAAAGGCCAGCAGGCCGGCAGAAGCGTTCAAGTCGTTAACGAAAGAAACACAACGAAAGCTTGCAGCAGCTGCGGAGCCTTAACTGGTCCCGCAGGCCTGGACAAGCTTTTTGTAAGAGAGTGGTCCTGCAGTGAGTGTGGTGACACCCACGATCGCGACGTCAACGCCGCCAGGAACATTCTCGCGCTCAGGTGTCGAGCGTCCGTGCGCGGGAACGAGTCTTTGCAGAAACTTCGACCGCCGCGCCGAGCATCTCGCTCGCGCAAGGCAGGGACAGGAGAAGTTTATGCAACGGCATGAGCACCGGAGTGGTATGGTGCTTCTTCGCTTTGTGGCACGTGGCTATCTTAATTAAGCAACTCGTAGGTATCCCATGAGTGAAAATAAACCGCACATAATTCTGCATCCGCAGTATGGCCTCAATCCAACCATCCGCGTTTGTTTCTGGTGCAGCGAAGAAACCAACGAAATTGTGATACTAGGGAATAAGTGCAAGGATCAGGCGCCGCGTAGCGCTGTCGTGGGCTACAAACCATGCGAGAAGTGTCTAGCCGAGATGGCCAAGGGTATCTTAATCGCTGAAATCATGGACAAACCTTACAACGAGACGCAGCCTAAATTCAGCGGCCATTATCCGTCTGGCTCCTGGATGGTGGTATTGCCAGACTTCATTCGCAACAATCTCGCTGATGAAACGATTCGTGAGCGTGTCCTAGCGAATGGCAGGCTACTAATGTCCGCAGGCGATTTTCAGAGCTTATTGCAGGCATTCAAAAATTATGAAAAACACGTCGTTAATTTGCGCAACATGGAGCCGCAGGGTCATGCGTAAGTCAATCCAGATCATGCCTATTCCCAGGGTCATGGGTATACAGGAGACTTAGATAATGCGAATTTTGGATATTCAGCGGATCTCCCCCGATCTTTATGAGAGCGGTTCTACGATCCACTTGATAGGCCCTCCCGGCTGTGGCAAGTCTGACGTGATCAAGAACGAGATCACGGCGGTACTCAGCGCCAAGTACGGTGAGGAATTTGGCTTTTGTGATTCATTAGCGCCGACTTTGGACGCGCCGGATTACAAAGGCTTTCTCATTCCATCCAAGGACACTGATGGCACGGCTACCAGTTTTTTCACGCGAAGTCCGGAACTTCCATCTAAAGAATACCTTCGTAAACATCCGCGAGGAATATTTCTTGTTGACGAGCTGTCATCGGCAGAAATGCTTACCCAAAAAGCACTTGCTCCCGTCCTTTTGTCGAAGCGTTTCGGCAACGAAGTCCTACCAGTGGGTTGGCAGGTCTGGGCGGCAAGCAATAGAATGTCAGACCGAGCTGGTGTTATCCGCCAACCTAGTCACATCCGTAACCGCGTTACTGAGATCGAACTTGAAAATGACGCGCTGAGCTGGGCTGTATGGGCTGAGAAGCATGGCATACATCCGCTGATTATTGCATGGGCAAAGCAGCATCCGACCACGGCGTTTTGTAATGAAGTGCCTGCTACTGATAGACCTTTCAGCACAGCCCGCTCAGTGGCGCGGGCCGCTAAGCTTTTGCAGGTCGGCATGGCTCGGGACGAAGATGGTAAGCTAATCGATTTGGAAATTCCTATGGACAGTCTGCGACAGCAGGCAGTCATGGGAGATATTGGCGAAGGCGCAGCGAGTGATTTATTTGGGTTCTTAAAGATCTGGGACCAGCTACCATCGCTAGACGAGATCATTGCGGACCCCAAGAAAGCGAAATGTCCTTCGGACTTAAGCGCCGGTTGGGCTGCTGGGCAGATGGCGATCCACTATGCAAAGCCGGGAAATATAGATAAGCTATGGACCTATACAGAACGCTTGCCAAGGGAAGTCCAAGTATCTATGGCTAAGAGCTTACTTGAGCGCAGCGGATCAGCGTTGCTGAATTCGCCAGCGCTTATTGCATGGATACACAAGAACAAAGCCTTGATTACTTCCAGTAACGGATAGTATAACTGCGCTTCCTGAAGCAAGTAAAGGTATCCGATTATGAGCGCATGCTTACCCGGTATAAGCAATCCTATGTTTAAGCACGGGGATTGTAAATCAAAGACCTACAAGAAAACTTTCTCAGGATTGGAGGAAATGAAATGGCTGACGCTGGGCAATTGAATGATGCTCTAGCTGCCAACTACATGTTGGTAGTCTTAGAGATCCGATCCTGGAGCGGGAAGCGTACCGATAAAGATGCTTCCCGCGAAGTGATCGCAAATAAGGGCGCGACCAAAGATAGCGGGCGATTCGTCAAGAATCTGCTTGCGTCTGCCGACGCAGAACTGGTGCGAGTGCACGCAGTAGCGCAGTCGATTCGCGCGTTCGTATATTCACAGACGCTCCCCTGGAGCGGCAGCTCGGAAGGGGCAAAACGTGGCGACAGACTCTTGGCTGCTACGCGATCGTTCGAATTTCTTAAGGAACTCAATGCGATTAAGCGCGAATACGACCTATCTGTCCAAGCACTCGTTTCAGCATGGCCTACGCGGGTCGCCGAGGCCTTGGGTAATCTCGGCGCACTCGCGTCCCAAGATGATTATCCGGACGCTAACGCTGTCAGACAGATGTTCGGGGTTACTGTGGATCTTAGGCCCGTACCGACAATGGCCGATTTTTCTCGGATCAATGTTCCCTCCGAACTTGCCGATGCGTTGGGCCAGAGGAATGTCCAGCAGGAACAGACCAAATTCCTGAACGCCATGGATGAGCTTAAAGAGCGGCTGCTCAAGGAACTCCAGCGCATGGCACTACAGCTAGGGAAAGCGGGAGCCGGCGAAAAGACTAGGCTATATGACTCCCTTGTCACAAATGTTCAAACGCTTGTGGGGTTACTCCGCAGTATGAACGTCAGCAACAACGCGCAGTTGTCAGAGTTAGCGGACAAGATCGAGCGGCAGCTCCTATCGCATCCGGTAGAAGTGTTCCGTAATTCTCAAGCGAAGGCCGCAGAAGTAGCGGCGCAGGCGCAGCAACTGGCGGTTGATGCCGCACTGGAAAGCTTATGGAAGATCGAATGACCGTGCCCGTATCGCAGATCGACGGCGATGTTACTGCGATAATCGCGGTATGGGGGCCGCTAGGCAAAGACTTGGCATACAAGTTCTTTGTCCGCGGAGTCGAGATACAGCGCATGGACATCACTAAGCACAACGATCGCGGGCAGATGTTCCGGCTGTGTCGGTTTCCGGATGGCCGAGATATGTGGGTGAACGAGGGTAATATAGCCTCGAAGCGTATTGCCAGATTCGCAGGTCAGATAGGAGTATAAATGTCACATCAAGCTACTAAGCGCAGCCCGCAGGTTTCTACTGCCATATCTGCGCTTCTCGTACAGCAGCCGTTCTTCGCATCACTGCTGCTGGATCTCATGGACGTAGTAGAAACTGATACCATCCCAGCCACGGGCGAGAATCTAAAAACGATCGCTACTAACGGCAAAACTCTCTGGATTAATCCAGTGGGGTTCGCCAAGTTCTCAGTGCCTGAGCAGATAGGCTTGCTGGCGCACGAAGTCATGCACGTGATTCTGCAGCATGCTAAGCGTCAGCACCAATATGAACTATTAGGACTGGGACCGGATCTCAAAGAATTCAGTAAGAAGAAGTTTAACCATGCTACCGACTACATTATCAACGCATATCTTACGAAACAGGGTTTTAAACTACCCCTTGGCTCTTTGCAGAACTCGCAAGTTGGAGCAGACGATATTGTTGACGAGGTCTACCTCAAGCTCCCTGATGATGAAGCTGTCAAGGACGACGGCCCTGACCAGCATGAGTCATCAGACCCGAACACGGAGTATCACAAGAGTTCAGTACAGGCTGCTGTCAAAAAAGCACATGAAGTAGCCAAGATGCAGGGTAAAGGAACTGCTGGGCTAGAGCGGTTAATCGATGACATTTGCGAACCACAGGTGCCATGGCATGAGCATTTACGGAAAGCTATCACGACAACTGTCCGCGGCCGGGACGTATACACATGGTCGCGACCTAATAGGCGCAAACTGGCAATTGCCCCACATGTTTATTGGCCTGGAAAATCGGGCCTTAAAGGTCCGAACATCGCTATTGAGATCGATACTAGTGGTTCAATCGGCGAGAGCGAACTTAAAACCTTTCTCGGGGAAACAAGCGGAATTCTTGCGGACATACAGCCAGAAATGGTCTACGTCGCCTATGTTGACGATAAGCTGTGCGGAGATATCATTCAGATCGACGATGTCAACGACCTTCAAGCTCTTGGCAGAAAGGCTGCGGGCGGGGGCGGCACGGACATGACGCAAATCTTCGATATTATCGAACAGCAGCAGATTCCCGCCGAGGCTGTGATCATCTTCACGGACGGATACACCGGGTTTGGAACGCCGTCCGATATCCCGACTATATGGTGTATAACTAATGAGAACATCACGGCGCCGTGGGGAGTTACTGTTCACGTCAAGATTCCAACGGGGAGCTGATATATGGGCACGGTAAAATCCATCGATGAAGCGCTACAGCGCAAGCGCGCAATGGAACAGCACCGGGCGATTCTACAAAAGTGGGGCGCGTTGGGGCCTATGACCAAAGCGCGTTTCATCCGCATACACGGCAGCGAATATTTCGCTGCCATGGCAATTTTTGAACCAAAACAGGTAACACAATGGACACAGCAGCAGTTATAATGTGCGGCACCGGGACCGGTCTAGGTATGGCCATAGGGTATATCCAAGGGCGCGGGCGAGGGCGCAAGACCATCGAGCAACTTATTGCAGCGTTCAATGCAGGTGCGGAAGGGCTCATGAAGTGCGCAGTCACAGTTCTAATGAAGGAACTAAATCTGACTAAAGACCAAGCTATGAAGCGCTTGCTGGACGAATCGTTAGCGTTCGTTATCAAACGAGTGGGAGATGCCTATGTCAACAAGACTGAGTAAAGAGGATCTTGCAAATGCACAGGCCAAGCTTTTATCCGTGTTGGATTACGGGATCAAATTTCTTGAATGCCCTATATCAGACGAAGATAAAGGTATCTTTTGGCATAAAGGTTTTCCGGACGATCTCCTAGACGCATACACGACTCTTAATGAACATGGCGTCGGGGTTGAATATAGCGCTACGACACGAGCTATTGGTTTCGTAGTACCGAAGGATACCACTACCGCCTATGCTATACGGCTTTGCATGGTCGAATCTCAGCGCGGTTTCTTTACCATTACTCACAAGATGATGGAGCAGTGGCCAAAGACCAAGCTGAAAGACGACCAGTATACCGAATGGCCCGTGCTCACACGCGAAACAATTACTGAACGTCTGGGGGAACCGACGGCGGCAGCGCTACTCGAATGGGTTGAAGCTTGTGCCATCATGGACGATGAGATATTCAATGCTCAGTACGTGATCGAGGAGATATTCGCGATGATTAAGACCGCGGGGCAGCTCAAGCGGATGATTCCAGATCTGTTGCAGTATCTGCCAGAGGACGCGCGCAATGCTCTTGACGAACAGAAGCGTACAAGTCAGGTACCGTTCGAATGGGCGGCATATGATCGCGGTAAAGTCGAACGGATGCTGGATACCTTCCATAAGTGTTCATTACTTAAAGGGCTTGAAAAACCAAGTATGGCTAAAGCTTCTCGTGAAGATGATGCATTTTCCTGGAGTTGTACGCGCGAGATGCTAGCGGATGACACAGCCGAATGATTTGATTGATCTGGGCATCGATGCAGAGACGTATTACGATGGTGAGTATAGTCTCCATAAGATGCAGACCGCGCAGTACGTTATGGACCCGCGCTTTGAGATCATTGGGCTCAGTTATAAATTAGGCGACGACCCAGTCAAGTGGATCACGGGAACGCTAGAAGAAATTCATGCGGCGCTCGTTGACCTGCCCTGGGAGCGCATTCGCGTCGTGGCTCACAATGCCCGGTTCGAGGGGGCGATACTCGAATGGCGGCTCGGCTTTAAGCCGGCTGCCTACCTATGTACACTTGTTGGATCGCGGCCTCACTTCGTTCCGTTCGCTGGAGGTGCGTCGCTGGACGCTATTACGAAATACCTTGGAGTAGGAGTCAAAGGAACCTATGTTCAGAATGCCAGAGGCATGCGTCGTAATGACTTCACGATCGCTCAGCTTGCGGAGTATAGTGCTTATTGTTGTAACGACACAGAACTCGGGCTTAGCGTTGCGGATGCGATTCGAGGGGTTTTGCCCCCGGCAGAATTGGAGCTTATCGATGCTACGATCCGGAAATATGTCAGACCTAGGCTTTGTCTCGACAAAGCGGCATTGGTCGGTCGGCTACAGGAGATAGAAAATGAAAAAGCTGCAAGGCTGGTCGAGCTTCGTAGCAAATACGGGGTTGGGATCGAGGAGATTAGATCACGCAAGAGGTTCGCTCTCGTGCTCGGTCCAATCCTCGCTAAGTCCGGAAGTTCGCTCCCTTCCAAAATCTCCAGAACGACGGGGGCTCTTACCCATGCTTTCGCCAAGGACGATGTTGGATTCAAGGTGCTCCTGGGTCACGAATCAGAAGCTGTCAGAGATCTGGTTAGCGCTAAACTCTTCTTTGCTTCCTCTCTCGAAGAATCACGCATTAGGCGACTCATCGAGATGCACGATATCTTGGGTGGCCGGTTGGCAGTACCACTTGTATATTATGGGGCCCATACAGGGCGGTTTAGTGGTGACGAATCCATCAACCTCCAGAACTTACCTCGCGTTGAGTATGCCGACAAAGCAAAACGGGTACTCAAGAAAGGCCACTTGCGCTTTGCTATTACGGCCCCGGCTGGATACAGCATCGTTACAGCAGATCTATCGAATATCGAAGCCCGCATCGTTGCTACGCTCTCCGGGCAAACAGATCTGGTGGAAGGGTTTCGACGCGGAGAAGATATCTATGCTCGCTTTGCAGCCCAGATATATGGCACTCCTGTCCATAAAGATACCCACCCAGGGGAGAGGTTCATCGGGAAGACGTGTATCCTCGGACTCGGCTTTGGGATGGGATGGAAGAAGTTTCATCTGAAGATGATCCAAGAAGGTATAATCATGTCGCCCGAAGAGGCTAAGCGTATCGTGTATTTGTACCGCAATACCTACGCTAAGATCCCTGGGTTATGGCGTGACTTTGATTACGCCGCGCGTAAATTTATGACAGATCGGCAAGCTATGTATCCGTGGCGTGGTTTGATCTTCGCTCACGAGCGCATCATTCTGCCTAACGGCATGCCGATTCTGTATCCGGGCATACGGTTCACCAACTCGGGCGGCATAGGATTCAGGAGCCGCTTTGCTAAAGAGTCCATGGCAGACACGGCGGCGGATGGTATCTCCGCGCCCGCGGCGCATCTTAACAACGTCTGGGGCGGAGCGTTTACGGAGAACGTAGCCCAAGCGCTGGCGCGTATCATACTCACTAGAGCCGAGCTAAAGCTAGCCAAGATGGGGATTGTTTCGGTGCTGAACGTTCACGACGAGCTAGTTTGGATTATCCCGACTATTTTGGTTAGCCGAGTGAAGAAAGTCATTGCGGAAGTGATGACAGAACAAGTAGACTTCCTCCCCGACTTACCGGTCGCAGTTGAAATTCACGACGGCTTTACATACGGGAGCGCCAAATAGTTGCGAGCAGATTTGTCCAATTACGACGCTTATAGCCAGCTGTGGATGGCCGTGCTGCAGAAGGCAGTAGCCGACGCCACTTCGCCCGCTACGCCCGCTGAGGCTAGCGAGATTAGCGAATGGCTGCGCTCGTATAATGCGTCGCCCGGCTCGTTGATATGGATCTGTGACATCTTGGGCATAGACGCCGAGGCAGTGCGCGAAGAAGTGTTTAACCGTAAAATATGTGTCCCCCTGAGCGAGCCACGGCGCGTCCCGCATATGGTATTGAAGAACATGACGAGAAACCCCAATGGAACCAATCAACACACACAAACACATCTGGCTACAGCCGGATCTGGCTGCGACGACTTGCAGGATCTGTCTGATACCTAGGCAGATTCAGATGGAGCTGATCTATGAGCAAACTAGTTGCGTGGAGTTATTCCCGTCTCAACGCTCTGGAGACTTGCCCACGGAAATATTACGGGGAAATGGTGTCCAAGCAGTTCAAGCAGCAGCCGAATCAGGCGGCGATTGACGGTGATGAAACCCATCAAGCTTTCGCCCGTCGCGTTAAATCGGGAACGCCTCTGCCTTTGTACCTTCGAGGATACGAAGATGTTCTCAAGAAATTCGCTGATGCTCCGGGCGAGAAAGTCGCCGAGCAGAAATTATGCTTTAATGCTAGATTCGAACTTGTCGATTGGTACGCACAGGATGCTTATCTGCGAGTTATTTCGGATCTAACTATCCTGAACGGCAATTATGGAGTGACCATTGACTATAAGACCGGTAAGCCCTATTCGGATTTCACGCAACTTGAACTCACGGCGGCAAGTATTATGGTCGCTGCACCCGAGATTGATCAAATCAATATGGGTTATCTGTGGACAAAGACGAAGAAGCTTGACACTAAATTGCTGCCTCGCTCAAAGACACCGGACGTTTGGGCGAGCTTAATGCCACGAGTGCAAGCGTATCAGAACGCTCATGCAGCAAACGATTTCCCGCCAAAACCGAATTTTTTGTGCGAGAAGTATTGTCCTGTAACTACTTGCCAATTTTGGCATACGAGGCAGCGATGAGATATCGAAAAACCGTATGCGAGAGCAGTACGCAGTCTGGCAAAACTTAAGCCGTGAAATATACCATCCGAAAATCGGAGGACATAGATGAAACGCGCGAGATGCACCAGCTGGCATTTCCCGACGACGTTTGGGTCGGAGACGACCATGAATATTGGTTTGCCTACGATGAGGACGGCGCCACGTGCGGCTTTGCTTCAGCAATCTGCTACGCCGAGTCGAATACAGTGTACCTATCAAGGTGTGCTGTATCAATGGCCGCGAACGGGAAGGGCCTTCAGCGTAGGTTTATCGCGGTACGCCTTAGATGGGCCCGTTCAATCTCGGCTGACGTCGCGTTTACGTACACAAAGCTCAAGAACTATCCATCCATGATCAATTTGATCCGGGCTGGGTTCAAATTATTCGACACGAATGATAAACTGACGGGATGGCGCGAGTACCACTGCTTTGTGAAAGACCTGCGTAAGCGATCGACCGCGGAAATGTTCCGCAAACTCAGCGAGAAACTTGCAGAGGAATTCAATGATAAACCGTAGACTCAGTGAAGAACTTTGCCAGCAAGCAGTGGACGCTGTGCAGGCACACGGCAGTACATCCGCCGCAGCCCGCATATTAGGCTTACCACGCAATACGCTGCGATGCCGCCTGGAAGCAGCGCGCATCGCTAACATCACTCCAAAAGTACAGCGCCTTATGGCAGGCGCAGAGGCCGCGGCACCCGAAGGTTACAAACTCAAGGGTACCTCAACACTGTACGATGGTGACGGCGTACCCAAACTGCAATGGGTAAAGACCAACGCTGACCTTGAGAAGCTGGAGGAAATGCAACGCGCAGCGCTTGCTGTTATGTGTGAAGAGATCAAGCCAATAGCACGGATCAAGGGACCGAAACACACCGAAGCCGATCTCGCGACATTGTATACTCTCACAGATTGTCATGTGGGCATGCTCTCATGGGACAAAGAGACCGGGGAAGATTGGGATCTAAGCATCGCTGAGAAGTGCTTGGTCGAGACGTTCATACGTATGATAGATGCTGCACCAGCTAGCGCAGTCGGTATAGTCAATCAGCTCGGGGACTTCTTACACTTCGATAGTCTCCAGCCGATGACCCCTACTAACCATCATATATTAGATGCCGATTCCAGGTACCAGAAAATGGTAGAGATAGCGGTAAGAATTCTACGACGAGTGATAGAGCATGCACTTACGAAGCATGAAATCCTTATAGTCCAAATGAAAGAGGGTAACCATGATCCGACTGGTTCAGTTTGGTTACGTGTCATGTTAGCTCAGCTATATGAAAAGAACCCACGTATTAAGATCGACATGTCACCGAACCCGTACACGATTTATCAGCACGGTAAGACTTTAATAGGGTTCCACCATGGGCATTTGATTAAGAAGCCTATGCTGCCGCTGCTATTCGCGGCTAAATTTTCTAAAGAATGGGGTGAGACTAATTACAGATACGTGCATGTTGGACACTTGCATCATGTCGAGGAAAAAGAACATCCCGGTATCAAAGTCATCCAACATCCAACTCTTGCTGCGCCTGATGCTTATGCGGCGCGTGGCGGCTGGTTGTCAAAGCGTCAAGCTACGTCAATGACGTACCATAGAGAATACGGCGAAGTGGCCCGAGGTATTTTCATTCCACAGGAAGCTAAAAAATGAGAGATCCAGAAACTACAGTTGTATCAGACACTCTTAATGAACTCTCCAATGCGTGCAAGCACTGGCCGGCGTTCAACTCAGCCCACGAGGGCTATGCAGTTCTGCTCGAAGAAGTAGACGAATTATGGGAACATGTCAAGACAAACCAAAAGCGCCGTGATATAAGCGCCATGCGCAAAGAAGCTATTCAAGTAGCTGCCATGGCGCTGCGGTTTGCGCTCGATGTCTGCAACTAATCAACCATATGAGGTACCCAGTGGAACTAGATGCCCGAGCCCGCGCAGAGCTTGAAATGCAGCGCAACGCAACAGCTGAAGCAGCAGCCGCTTCAGCATCCCTCCCGAAGAACCCGTTAGCTGTGAATCTGCGTGCTCCGCAGCCCGTGAAGACAACTGAGCCGGTTATACAGGCCGCTGCGAAAGAGCGCCTCACGCCGGCTGCATTCGGCACAGTGATCAAGCCGACGGCGCAGGCTTCTACCGCCGCGGCGCCGCTGACATTGCAGCAGCTGTTCGACGAATACGAAACGCAGCAGGCCGCTGCGTGGACTGCCTTTAAGCAGAAGTCAGGGATCAAATGAGTGAAAAAACGTTTTACTTGGCAGGACCCATGAGCGGCCTCCCTCAATTCAACTTTCCGCTGTTCCGCGAAGTCGCGCGAGATCTACGTATGCGAGGCTTTAAGGTTATCTCTCCAGCAGAGTTGGACGAGGCAGAATCCGTTGCGGCGGCCATGGCTTCTAAGAACGGCGATCCGATCGCAGCTCATCGCAGTTGGGGCCATTACCTTTCACGGGACATTAAGATTGTTGCAGATCAAGTTCAGGGTATTATATTCCTGCCCGGTTGGGAGAAGTCCCGGGGGGCGCGCCTAGAAGCTATGTGTGCGGCTTTATGCAACCACGAGTTCTTGGAATATCGCGACGGAGATTTGACCCCGATCGATAAGCACGACGTGCTTGCTATCATCGCGGAGCAAATCAAATGACAATCGGCGATATTAATAGCCACGAGCGTGGCACGGGCGCGCGTTTCAACGCGGGCAAAGTGGAGTACCATCAATTCCCCTTGGAATCGCTTGAGGGCGTCTTACGTGTGCTGATGTATGGCGCCAAGAAGTATGCACCTGGAAATTACCTAAAAGGACAGCCGTGGACCGTGCCGTTCAATTGTATGATGCGCCACATTGCGGCTTGGCAGCGCGGCGAAGAACTGGATCCTGAATCAGGTCTGCCGCACTTGGATCATGCCATGTGCAATCTGATGTTCCTATCTATATACCGAGACGTCTACCCGGAGGGTGACGACCGCTGGCCGCAAATGCGCCGCGGGGGAGTACCAAAAAATGACAGCGACACCGGAAGTGTTAGTGAAGCAAGCTATCGACGCAATGCTGAAGCAGCACAAAGCATACAAGCACAAGCCGATCGGGGCGGGTCTGGGCGAGCCCGCCCTCGACTACCACGTGTGCCATCAAGGAATATATGCGGGCATCGAAGCAAAAAGGCCGGGCGGAAAACCGACCGCTAGGCAGATCTTGACCATGAGTAAGGTCGCTAAGGCCGGCGGTGCCGTGTTCCTGATCGATGATCGTAACGGCGATGATATTGCGCAGCTCCAGGGCTGGCTACTCGCCCCCGTGCCCGGCTTTGTTAGCAAGTCTGCGCAGAAGTATATCAACATAGCAAATATTTCACAGCAGATAGATGAAGCGCTCCAAACGTAGTTGGCCGCTCTAAATGTCAGAATTTTATATAACCCAGGAGTGTTGAAACTATGGTGTCTTGTATGCTGGATTTAGAAACGCTGAGTCTTCGGCCGGATGCGGCTGTTATCGCCATCGGCGCTGCTATTTTCGATGAACAAAAAGTGCTCCATAGTGAAGGATGGTCACTAGACTTAGCTACTGTCAACGGGCATGTGGATATGGAAACATTGGCTTGGTGGTTACGTCAAAGTGACGAAGCCCGCGAAGCAGCTTTCGGCGGTATGCTTACGCCATTCAACGCGGCGTTCGGTCTTAAGACTTTCCTGGCGCAACATAATCCACAAGAGTACTGGGCTAATGATCCCGAATTCGACTTCGTCATTCTAAAACAGTGGTGGGCGCGCCAGAATAGTCTAGCTCTCGCGGATAGCCGGCAGCTCCATATCGGAGATTACCCGCTAGGCGGTAAGACTTACCTGATGTCGCGATCGTACCGAACTATTATTGCAGAAGCAGAGCGACTTGGTTACGACACGCAATTTTTTCGCGGCATGTATGTCGCGCACAATCCAGTCGATGATGCCGTCTCGCAAGCACGAGCTGTGATCGAAGCTCGTAGATGTATAGGGCAAGCGCACGATGCCGGAGCGATCAAAGTTCCGACCATTGGGCAAAGGTTCCAATCGTGAGAGTGACACTATACTCAGAGCACAACGGGATCGAAGAGCTTGAGTGCGTGGTTGTGGCAGAAGTGCATTGGCAACCCGATGAATTAGCTACTGCGCTAAAGCGCGGCAGCGTATCAGTGCAGCAAGTTACCGAGACTCTAGCTCGTGGCGTAAGCGCTATCAGCAAGATTCTCACTGAGTTTGAGAACAGTAGATGACTGTCTACCCTGAACACAAGAAGGTCGTCGTACCATATAGAGCAGACATCGAGCATATGCTCGGAACAAGCACGCAAAGGTTCGAGCACGGCGGCGCGTACTATCTAGCGATAAACCACGACGTGGCATCCGTGAGATTACTACGCAATCTCGGGCTGAGCGTACCGTCCCCAGTTTTGTATTATTACAATTGGGTCGGAGGGACGCCATTCGAATCCCAAGAGTTGACAACCGATCTGTGTACCATCGCGCGCAGGGCTTATATCCTGAGCGAAATGGGTGTAGGTAAGACCCGGGGAGTGCTGTGGGCTTATGACTATCTGCGCCGGGAAGCGTTGGTGCATAGCCTCCTCGTGGTCGCGCCGCTGTCTACTCTCAGCGCGGTCTGGGAGAATGAGATATTTGAGAACTTTCATCATCTAAAGACGGTTGTTTTGTACGGCGATAAAAAGAAACGGCTTAAGCTCTTGGCACAGCCGGCTGACGTCTACATTATAAACCACGAGGGTGTTGAGGTTATACATTCTGAGCTGTTCGCGAAGGCTAGTATTGACGCAGTCGCAATTGACGAGCTTGCGGCTTACCGCAACTCGCGCACAGCCCGCTGGAAAAACCTTCAGCCAATTGTAGCGCGTTCTGAATACGCATGGGGTCTCACTGGAAGTCCTACGCCTAACTCGCCTACAGATGCGTATGGACAGAGCAAGCTGCTTACTCCGCAACTTGCGGGGTATAGTTTCAAAAAATTCAAAGACTCTACCATGCGACAAATCAGTACGTTCAAGTGGGTCGAACGGCCGCAAGCCAATAGCATAGTCCAAAGCATCATGCAACCTGCGGTGAGATTCACCAGAGAACAATGCTTCGATCTTCCACCGACAACCTACTCAACGCGAACTGTCCCTCTCAGCACGGACGCCGCTAAACATTATAAAAAGATGTACGATGACCTCGCGACGCAAATTCGGAACAAACAGATAACCGCGGCCAACGCAGGCGTGAAGCTGTCGAAGCTGTTGCAGATCAGTGCGGGCTTCGCATATGATGCCGACGGCATGGGAGTCTACTGCGGTGGCACGGAACGCTTCAAGGAAATATTTGAAGTAATTGAGCAGGCATCCGGAAAGGTAATCGTGTTCAGTCCATTTAGATACTTCGTAGAATTGCTCGGTGGTATAGCATCAAAACTTAGTATCGGTAATCCAAGATTTTCATGCGCTGTCGTTCATGGTGATGTTAGTCAGCCTGAGCGTACAAAAATATTCGCTGATTTCCAGCGCAGCGCTACACCTAGAATTTTAATCGCGCATCCTGCCGTAGCTAGTCACGGCTTGACGCTGACGGCAGCTAATACCATCATATGGGCATCGCCTACCGCTAGCTTGGAACAGTACGAACAAGCGAATGCGCGCATTACCCGCGCTGGCCAGAACCAGAACACGCATATCGTCCACATCGCTGCTTCGAAAGCTGAGCAGCACGTGTACGCCCGACTGAGAAAGAAAGGCCAAATGCAGAGTGCGCTTTTGGATCTATTTGAAGAATCAACTTCATAGGAACTAACATGGCAACATTAGATCAGGTCATTGGCGCGTATCGTGCGCTCAAAGAGCGCAAGGAAGCCCTTGCAAAAGAACAGAAAGAGGCGATGGCCCCTATACTGGAGCAGATGCGCCAGTGTCAACTATGGGTGCATCAGCAGCTACTCGCGCAGGGCGCTCAAAACTGTCGAACAGAATTAGGAAGTGCTTTTCTTCAAGAGGATTTTAGTGCTACAGTATCGGACTGGCCCGCATTGCTAGAGTGGATCAAGGCAAATAACCTATGGGAATTCTTAGAGCAGCGCGTGTCGAAAACCGTAGTCACGGAGTACGCGGAACATACCAAGACACTACCGCCGGGCGTCAACCTAAAGTCCGAAATTTCCTGTCATATTCGCAAATAGTTTTTTAATTACAGAGGCAATCATGGCTAATCAAGTATCGCTATTCCAGCAGGAAAATGCGCTATCAGTTCTGTCAAACAAGTTCCAGCCGCTAGTGCAGGCCGGCTTGGGTGACGATCTAGGCGAAGGCATAAAAGGCGGCTATGCAATCGTAGGCATCAAGGGTGGCCGTTTCCATCTGCGCTACAAAGGCAATGACACTGTACTTACAGCGCAACAGCAGCCCGGCCAGCCCGCCGGGCCCGTGTCGTTCATCGATATCGTTATCATCAAGGCAAACCCGTTTCTCAACAAGCAGTGGTACAAAGGCAAGTATGCTGAAGGCTCGAAAGAGCAGCCGGATTGCTTTAGCTTGGATGGGAAAGCTCCAAGCGCGCAGAGCCGGGAGCCGCAGCATACGAGCTGCGCGCTGTGCCCACAGAACAAGTTCGGGTCTATGATCGGCGATAATGGCAAGCCGCAGAAGGCATGCCGCGATACCAAGAAGCTTGCGATCGTTCCGTTGGCCGACATTCGTAATATCTCGCTCGGCGGTACAATGCTGTTTCGCGTACCGCCTAGCTCGCTGTCTGAGCTGAGCGCCATGGCTGATGCCCTTAAGGGTAGAGGCTTCCCATATAATTCAGTCGCTGTGCGCATCACGTTTGATACCACGGTCTCGCACCCGAAGCCGCTGTTTCAGGCTCTGCGTCCGTTGAGCGATGCCGAGGCTGACGCAGTGATTGAGATGTTCGAGGCTGATAGCACTCAGCGGGTACTAGCCGACAACGATATCTCGACCGAAGTAGCCGAGCCCGCAAGCGCTCAGTTCATACAGCCAACCCCAGTAGCAAGCCCGATCGCTGCAGCGCAGCAACAGCAACCTGCGCCAGTGCCCGCAAGCGCGCCGCAGGCTGTGATGCCGGGCATGGTTGCGATACAGCCGTTCAAGCCCGGCGTCGAGCCGCAGCCCCCCCGTGCGTTCCATCAGCCAACCGCGGTGCCTGTTGGCAACGTGTTCGCTCAGACCCCGGTGCCCGCAGGAGCGCAGGAGACGGTCGTAGAGCCGCCCAAGAAGCGCAGGGCACCCGTGACGCCTGTCGCATCGCCCGCTACGCTTCAGCTGGCTCCTGAGCAGCCGGCCGCAGCTCAGGACCAGATGCTGGCGGAGCCGCAAGGATCGCTTGAAGCAGACATAGGGAACATTCTGGCCGGACTAAGCGCCTTCCAGAAGTAGAATGATGGATATCATCACCCGCAGTTCGGCACGGGCTGCGGGATTTATCCATTACTTCACTGGTAAACCTTGCGTCAAAGGACTTATTGCGCGGCGACTTTCTAGAATCATAAAAATTGCCGACTACCTATGGAGGCATTCATGAGTTTTTTCGAAAGAGTGCTTCCTACCGAAGGTAATTATTGTTTGATAAGCGGGGTCACTCGACCAGACGGAAAGCTCAGTGAAGTCCGACATTGGAATGGGTTCAAATCTACTGCCGATTTAGATAGAAAAGTACGACAACTTTCCCAGCAACCTTTGAACATCTTTTACGCCGTTGGATCATACAACAGTGCTAACCGACAAGACCCAAGAGCAAAGCGATGTTTGTGGTTAGACTTAGACAGCAAAGATTTTGGAAGTATAGAAGAGTCGCTTAGGCAGCTTAGCGTTTTTATAAGATCTGTTGGGCTACCTGCGCCTAGTATGTATGTAGGAAGCGGGCATGGATTACATGTTTATTGGTGCCTAGACCGTGACGTGACGTTAATCGAATGGCAGCCAGTGGCGGACGCGCTTAAAGCAAAATGTATCGAACTGAACTTTCCAGCTGATAAATCAGCCACTGCTGATCCCGCTAGAATCCTTCGAGTCCCTGGAACTTTGAATAGGAAATATCCCCAACCAGCGCCGGTACGCTTACTAGCAGATAATGGATCATCGATTCAGCTCAATCAGCTTGCGAGCCAATTAGCAGTCATAACCGCCGGTGCTTCTTCAAAGCTTGCAGCCTTAGTAAAAAATGACGATCTAGTCACCAAGAAGGAATACCGTGAATACACTGCTGAGCAAGTCATTGCAATGCTCGAATGCATTGCCATCCCTGAGAACAACGGGCGTGAGGATTGGATCACTGTCCTATGCGCAGTGCAGGATTGGTCTCATAAGTCCCTCGCCGCCTTCGAAATATTCCACGACTGGAGTGCGTCTCAACCGAAGTACATTAGCCGCGAAGATTGCTGGCGCACATGGTCGAGCTTTGAACCGGGCGGGGGAATCAGCATCGGAACTTTGGTTAAATTGGCTAAGGACGCTGGATGGACCGAAAACAGCTCAGTGACGGCTGTACCGGACGCCATCAGCTTTTCTGAACAAATTGCCGCGGGAGTATCCAACAACGTCCCTATACCTGCGCCAACCGCACAGGTTATGCAACAAATCATAACATCGCCCCTTATGATCGCAGCGGCCCACGCAGTACGCGCAACGAATAGAGTTCGCTTCGATCCGAACGACGCAGTACAGTGGCTGAGCAACGAGATGGTAATGATCACAGACCAAGACGGGCTATATTATTCAATGACCAACCGGCTACCTATGTCACGTACAGTGATTGACGATCTGCTTACGCGCTACATGCCGTTCAATGCGAGCGGCGTACCGATCAACGCTAGCGCGCTACTGCGCCGCTATGGCACCGTCAACTCGGTAAACACGATTGGCTTCTATCCCGGAGCCGGCCCTATATATACCGAAGAAGGACGTACATACGTCAATCATTATATGAACCCGCCTGACATGCTGCCCGGTACGGCGAACGAAATTGCTTTGATCGAAAGCTTCTGGGACTACTGCTTTCCTCGCGAGGAGGATAAGGAATTCGGCGAGTACCTGAAACAATTCTACGGCCATGTCGTCCAGCATCCATCAGTAAAGATCGCTAGCGCGCCGCTCATGGTTTCCAAAGAGTTCGGGACCGGTAAGACCACGATGATGTTCGATATACCGCGTGCTATTGTAGGCACCCATAGTACAAAGCTCGTGTCTAACAAAGTCCTACGTTCAGCGTTCAGCGATTATTTGGCTGGCGCGCACTTCCTTCACTTCGATGAAGTGCATATAAACGGCAAATGGGACTCGGATGATACAGCCAACTCGATGAAGAACCTGATCACAGGCAAGACTGTCGAGATCCATCCCAAGGGTATGAAGCCTTATAATATTCCCAACCGCGTGTTCATCACTGCAACGAGTAATTATGAAGATGCGATCACATTACCTACCGATGATGAAAGACGCTGGGGAGTTTATTACTTGCGACCTACCCTTATGTTGTCTACAAGTGCGAAAGAGTCATTCTTTGGCGTACTCCATAAATTTATCAACTCGCCGCGGGGTGCTTCGGTTCTACGGTGGTACTTTAGCAAAGTCGATCTCGCCGGTTTCGACCCACAGCGCGCTCCGCCAACTACGTCCGCTAAACGAGATATGATTGGCAAGTCACAATCATTGGACGTTCAAGTGATTCGAGACGCCCTGCAAGAAAGGTGTGGTCCGTTTGCGAAGGACGTGGGTACTCTTGATGCAGTTAAGATGTTCCTACATGCCGAAACTGGACGCGAATATCCTTCGGTTGCAACGCGCTATCTAATCCAGAAAGCAGTTCCGGGAGCAATAGCATTCGGTCAACAGCGCACTGCCGGTAGCACGCGGGTATCTATGTGGGCGTGGCGCAATCTTGATAAATGGTCGCAAGCTACTCCACATGAAATAGCTAATGAAATCAAAAATCAGTAGCCCGCGCAGTATCTGCGTCATTGGTTGCGCCCTGTTCGTCGAGCTGTTTGTCCCGAGTCATAGCTTGTATCTCCGAGGCTATTCCTGCCGAGCGTGCGGGGAAGCGTTGTATATAGGAATTCAACCGCTCCTCGGCCCGTACTCGCGAAGCCGCGTCGGGTGCTGATACATACGCTCTGATGATAGCTGTGCGGGCTGCTTTCTGGGCGGCTGCGTTTTCTACACGCACTTGGATCTTCTCCTGAGCCTCCGCTACTGAAGCCGGTTTAAAGCCTAGCGCCTGCGTTATCGCGTCTCCTGTTGACGGTGCAGTTTGCTGAGCGCCCAATGAATCAACTTTTCCCGCCGTCATCAAGCCAAACGCTTTCACTGCATCCTGATACATCTTCACAGGAATCACCGAGCTGATAGCTTGGAAGGGTTCGCCCTTTTGCATGTGACCTACGAAGCTCGATACATTGTTCGCTAGCATTTGTGGCATAGGGCCAGATGCTTCGAATATGGCGTTCTTCCACATGTCCTTGTCGGCTGAGAGTAAGTCGGGCGGATTGTGGAAGAAGAGATCCGCTAGACCCATCCGTGAGGAAACGTCGGCGCCAATCAAATGTGGCAAGCCATAAGCGGCGGTGTTCCCTGCCGTCTTGCCAAGGTGGTCTACCAACCACATGTGAACGGCGTTCTTGAAATCCCATACCTCACCTTCTTGGTCGGCTATCTTATGGTAGGCATACATCGCCAGTTGCAGCGGCGCTAGCGCGGCGCCTCCGTACACACCCGCGAATAGCGCATTCCCCATCACTACTCCTGCAAGGGTCTTCGCGGCAACTGCTTTGTTCTCTCCTCTGAAAGATGCCACCAAGTTGCTATACACTAAGTGCGTCATTTCCTGTGCGTAAGTAGTGAACATCGTCAATGAGTTCATGCCCGGTATACGATTAACTTTCTTGAAGGCTAATGGCTTATTTTGCTGCGAGTAATCCGCATGAACCTCTTGCACAAAATCCGCCGTCTTGCGAACATCGCCGTTCGTTAGTTGTAACCCGGCAAGAGCTGTGGAAACACGATTGAAAGCATCAGCCATAGCAGGTACCAGTCTAGCCCACTCAAACACCCGGTCGGTTGTTGCGTTGTCACCCCGGGCAATCGATCCCAATTCATTCGCATACCCATGATCAATAACCCCTCTATCTATAAGTTGGCGCAGCGGACTGTTGTCTCCAGACGCCCATTTGCCCAAGGTCGGATGCTTTGCTACATACGCAATGATCGCGTTGTGTATGTCCGAGCTGGTACCCCCCTTAGCAAAGACGTTTCGTACAGTTGCGCGCAACGCAGGCCCGATCACGCGCATGCCGCTACCGAACGCAACAAGGGACTTGCCGTAACCGTACCGAGCGCCTGCTACTGGTATGCCCGTTGTAAAATTCTGGGTCATCCAGATTGCTGCATGCGACGGGGAAGCGAGATATCCCATGAATCCTAGCTTGGCTAGCATCGAGTTAAGCGGAGCCTTATGGCCGTAGTTCTGAACTTCATCGATCGCATGCTTGTTAAGTGCCTCGACTACCTGCCCACGTCGGTACATGGCCCTCTGCGATACGTTATCCCGCGAGTCGCGCGCCATAGCCCGCACCCTCGCCATCGCGCGGGCCTGTTCGAAAACCGTACGCATTTGCGCCGCATGCCACATAGTAGATGACGCGTGCTGCGCGAAATTCTGTCGCATGTCCTGCGCCTTCACTCCACCCACGCTCTTACGAGCCAACCGCGATCCCGCATATGCTGAGCGGGCTGCTGTCATTTGGAGGAAAGCAGATCGCAGACTAGCAACGAGAGCCTCAGTTCCTGCATCAGCTCCATTCTTTTGAATTTTTCGTTCTGCTTCCGAAACAAGCTCCTTGAGACCGTAGCTGAGAGGAGCCGATTCTCTTCCCATCGTTTTCTGAGTAACAAGTCCGGGCTCGAAGCCGGCGGCCACGAGACGAGCTTGCTCTGCCTCGGCATCCGCTCGTGTCTCATGCATAGATACGTACTTGACCTTATAGTCAACAACGTGCTTTCCTCCGCGTTCGCTAACCTCGGCCGTCGAATCAGGCGAAAGCTCTCGCGCGCGCTGGGCCCACTCGTTAGCCTTACCGACATCGTTGAACTCGCGGGTACCCTCTGGTCTCGCTGCGACAACATACTCACCCTGCCTTCCTAAGTGGAAATAGTCTCCCTCGATCTCTGACATGCCAGCGAAGTCCGATACCGCAGCTTTGAACTTGGCATTATCCTCGCCTACATCAATCGATTTCCCATCTCCGATGATTGAATCATATACTTCCGGATGTTTAGCACCGTAGAGCAATCCTTTCTGCGCTGGGTCCAAGTCCAGTCCCAGTGCGTCGATGGCTGTATCAATGCCTGCCTTACGCATTTCACGCATTTGCGCGCGATTGGCATCAGCTGCTCTATTATAAACATCGCGCGCTTCCGGACTCAACGCGTTATATCTAGCTTTGTACTGGTTATATCGAGTCTCGAATCCATCCCGTCCCTTGGCAATTGCAGGTTGGTCGTCCATACCTTTGCGCATGTACATACGATACATCGTGGCATCCACCATCAACTGTGACATCTTGCGTTCATCGTCGCTCTTGAGCTTCGTCCATGCCTCAGCCACGGGTTTAGAGATCTGTCCCATGCGATTGATCAGCACGTTCTTCTTAATATCAGCTTCTTGTAATTCGCGGAGCGGGTTGCCTTCCTTGTCACCGCCGAAGTCCGTCATATGGTCACGGAAGATCTGTCCCACGGTTTTAAGGTTCGTAATTACTCGTCGCAGCGCATCGACCGATTTGCCCCCTACGACATGGCTGAATGCGCGCGCAGCTGCCGCTGGCTCGTCATCATCGGGAAAGATCTGCTTGAAACGAAACTCATCCGTGTCGCTCATTTCAGGCGCCGGATCGCGTAGTGCGCGTAGTCCCGGAGCGGCACGAGCCGCTTCTAGCGGTGTGACCGTCGTTGCTTCGCCGAGGGCTGCGCGGGCTACCTCGGGCAACGCGTTATGCACACCGATCGCATTGGTACGATCGAAGATCGGATTGTTACGCCGCTGTGACTCCATCGCGTCTTGAACCGCTCCTACAATATGCTGTAATAGGTTCGGGTCTTTCATACCAAATATGCTACCGATCGCTTTGAAGACTTTGGTTAGCAGACTTTCTTTCACACTGCCTAGATTCTCACCGGGAAGAGCGAACGCTTCTGAGTCAGCGATCTCCTGTGCGAATTCCGGGTGCGTCAAAACTTCGGCCGCCATCTCGTGTGAATTGGTAATACCATACAGATGCCGCATAAAACCTTCAGGCTTCGGTACGGTGCCAGTGCGATCCTTGAAATACGCCTGATGCTCTTCGAGCACGTCAGCGCCATACTTGGACTCCAAACGCTTAATCAAAGCGTCATGCAACTGATCCATGCGCTTGGCAGCAGCACCGCCGGGGTTGGACTCCAGTTCATGCGTGGTGCCCGCGTGGATCATCTCGTGCACCAGCGCCTGTACGGTATAGGTAAAACCTGTCGGTCCTTTCAGCGTGTTCTCCAGATTGACCTGGATAGTGCGATTGCGGTTGGTGAACAAGCCGCCAGCCTTTTCACCAAAGCCGCGGCCGGTAAACAAGTTCTTAACCTCACTCATAGAATAGATCGGCGTATCCGGCAAGCGTTGTCGTATGCTGGTAAGAATATCCTGCAAATGCGGCGTCTGAGCATGTTCTATCATCTTATTTAGTAACGCATGCGCACTGATGGGCGCGCCCGAATCAGTATGCATTCTCATGTAATTCAGATAGCCCGCACTCTCCATCGATTTGGCCATGCGGTCCCACTCATAGTTCAGCCGTGTATCCAATGCGCGTTGTTTGATGGCTTCTAGTTTGCCACCAAGAGTCGGACGGTACCCTTTGCTGAAGCCGGTCTCAGGCTGCTCGAACGTATGCTCTTCTTCCTCAAGAGTATCGGATATGCGCCCTGTGGGCTTCTCGGGCTTATTGCCTGCGCGCTCATCATCGAGAAATTTCAGTATCTGATCGATCTCACGTTTAGGACGGTTCAGATCATGTAGAGTTTGTTCAAACTGGTCGCGCAGTCGGCTCGCTTTGGCGGGATCTTCTTCGTTCACGAACCGCGTCTTGAGTCCAAGCATGCGCGTTTGCTGTTGCTCAGTTAGATCCTTGGGCTTGATTTGATCTGCGTACTTCTCGTTGACTGGGACTTCAATCAAGGGTCCGGCTTTCGTCTTCTCGGTCTTCGCAGCGATTTCTTGATATCTCGTTCGCTTGGCCGCGATCTTTTCCTTCAGCTCAGCGGCCTTCGCCCCCACAGTGATTTCATCGCCGCGTCGGGCCACTCCGAGTATTCCGCGTGCAGCCTTGTGCATCTCAGCCACGAGAGCAGTGACCTTAGCGTGTCCAGTGCCCCTTCCTTTTGCAGTGTCCTCAGCCGACTTGTACGTGAGCCGTTCAGCGGCTGCCGCAGCCTTGGTTGCACGAGCGACGATGGCATCGTCCACAGTTCCATGTGCTGCCTGCGCGGCAGTTTTAAGGACCGACGCAAACGCTGAGGCGTTGTCTTGCCGCTCTCCAAGACTGGCCGCACGTGTCTGTCCATCGGGGATCTTCTCCTGGGCTTCGTGAGCCGCAAGCGCTTCTGCTAGTGCACCAGTTGCACCGGCTGCCTTTGGGGCTTTGCCCCGTTCGCCGCGTTTGCCCTCGGCTTTGCGCTGTGCCTTATCGGCCTGTAGCGCCTTCTCGGCTTCAGTTGTATCCTTGCCCAAGCCGCGGGAGAACTCAATGCCCTTGGCAGTTAGCCGTTCGCGGGCTCGCGCCAGCTGTGTGGCGACCTTAGCTTTATCGGTGCCCTGAACTTTGAACTCATCACCACTGATATGATAAGCATTACCACCGGTTTCTTCATGCAGTATCTGAGCAGCGGTTCGGATCGCCTCATCGCCTGCCTCATGGCCCTTTGTATCGTTCAGATACTTAAAGTTGTCCAGATCGACATGCGCCTGCACCGGTAACTTGTCGGACTCTTCGTAAGCACGACGGTTTTGAATGCCGGATACCTCGTTGGTCAGCAGCGTCTTACGCATCTGCTCGGGCGACATCTCGCTGATTTTTTGACGCTGAGCAGTATTGACGCGGCGCTCTTGCGTAGCCTCCGTAGATTCAGGTTCAGGTTTAGCGGGCTCGGGTGGATACTCTGTGCCAGTGCGCACTCTATCTTCGGGCACATCAATAGTATGGTCTGCAGCCTCGCCACTAGCGTCGATCGGACGCACGCGCACTTTGCCAGTGGGCGCACCTTCTTCAATATGCACTGGCAGCTCTTTGCCAGAATCGCTCTTGAAAATGCCCATCGTAGGCTCGGGAGCAGCGGGCGGCGCGGGGGCCGGCTCGCTCTTCGCTAGCGGCTCTGGTGCTGGTTCCGCTCCTGCTCCCGGCTGCTGTTCTTTCGCTATCTCAGATTCGCGCCGCGCGAGCGCAGCCTCTGGCGTGGTTACCACTGGGGTCTTGCCCTGGTCTATAGCTTTCTGCGCTGCCTGTGGTACTTCGGAGGGCTTGACCGTAGTTTCAGTTGCAACTGCGCCATCTGGCGTATGTCCCTGTACGACTGCCGTCTGGTCAGCAGCCTTGCCTGGGCCGGCGCCAGTGACAGATCCAATCACGGCCTGCGGATCTTCGCCAGCGTCTAAGCGCTTCTGTACGGCTTCAGCACCAGCTTTGGTCTTGAGTACCAAAGTGCCGTTGTCCATGGCGACAGTGCGGCCTTGCTTAGTGGCATTGGATAGTGAGCTAGCAACAGACACGTGGTCAGCTGTTAGGCCCCCCATTGAGTTGTTGAGATTATCCGTTGATAAGAACACGCCGACGCGCGGTGTCTTAGGATCATTCATATCTCTGAACTGCGCACGAATATCCTTGGCGGGCTCGGCAGTTGGCTGATCGGGGATGCTCGTAGCAGCGGCCGGCGCGGGCTGTACTTTGCTAAGATCAGGAGCCGGCGCTGCGCCGCCAGTGGGGGGTGCTGCATTCTTAACTGTTTCGGGGGAAGGCCCCGGGGGCGGCGGAGGCGGTTCCGTACCGGGCGCGCCAGGAGGGGGAACATCGAAGCCTTTCTTTCTAAGAGTCTCGGCGTGTGGGCCGCCTATCGCAGCCATGACAGCGCCTAGGATTTCACCACTAGCGAAACTGGACGGATCCGTCGGATCAATTTTATCAGCAGCTGCCTTGTAGCCATCAGACTTTAATACATACTTGGTAGCAGCAGCCTGTGCAGGAGTGATCACAGCGTTACCGCCGAGACCCCATGCCAGCCGCGTTATCAGCTTCGGGCTGTTTAGTGGCAGAGCCATCCCAGCAGCGTTCGCTACCAGGGCGACACCAGCTAGCTTGTATACAGTCTTAAGATCTTGATTGTTCAAGATCGCATCCGAACCGCTGTTCATCGTGCTCGATGCGAGCATACCTTCTGGACCCAGCGCCAGCGGGGCTATACCCTCCGCCGTTGCTCCTACCGCCTGCGCTGTGCTGTTCACACCGTTTGGATTCGCGGGATTCTCCGCAGCTTGGGTACGAGCCGATAGAGCGCGCACTGATGGCTCCCATGCAGCATCGATCGCTTTGTACAACGAATCGGCGAAGTCCATCGCCGTGGTGTTACCAGACAAGTATGCGGGCTGGGCTACTACGCCGGCAGCCATACGCTCGACGCCCTCTACCCCTTTGTTAACACCGCTCGCAGCTTTCTGCGCGTAGTATTTAGTATTGTTCCAAAGATCGCCCCAGAAGCGTGTTGCGCCATCGTCGTTTTTAACAGTCGGAATTACAGCGGGCTTTGGGTTCGGTGCGGGCGGCGTGGCTACAGCACCAGCTGGCATCTGGTCAGGAGTGTTGCCAGCTTGCGCTGCGGCGATGGCGTCATCGGATGGCTCGGGCGGTTCCTCGTAGGGTTGAGTGCCTACACCCGGGGCCATACCCACCGGGATGCCGCTGGCTCGGGGACCAGATTTGATCGGGACTTTAGGACTCAGATCAGGATCCGCGCCCATGGCTTTGAGCGCGGCGCTAGCCTGCGCGCGACCTTGCTGAACTAATTGCTGGGCTCCAGTGTTGGTTGGATCTATGGGAGAGCCGGCCATGTTAGTTCCTTTTAGTCGTTGTCCATTGAGCTGGAGTCGCTACCTTTTGCTTCGACGGCTGGAGTGTAGTCTGCGGGATTACCCGACACTCCAGCGCTCGCCTCTGATGCACCGCCCATCATAGGCGACGGCTCTGATTGGCTCAAGTTGGGTGACAGATAAAAGTTCTTCCACTGATTTCCGACCCATACGTGCACTGTCCCCTGATCGCCGTCCGGCACGACATCCGGAGTAGGCTTCTTGGTCTGTGGATCAATGTGTGTCATGGTTCGTTGGCCACCATTGTTGAACCTAATTATTCGCGCTGCGGCGTCCGCTGCCTCAGTCGGGTTCGTAGTCCCAATGTTGGATCCTGCTAGACGCATCGCAAGACCGCGAGTAGCAGTCTGCTGCTCGGGCGGCATGCCTTGGAAAATCGGATCGGCCTTGGTCGGATCACGCACTGAGCGGCCAGCGCCGGGCGAAGTATTAATCTGCATGCGCGGTTTGCCATCCGGGCCCATAACAGGGGCGCCGGTACGCGGATCCGTCATAGGCACCTGCCCTGGGATCGCAGTCATCGGTCCCTGCAACGAGTTGTCTACAGCAGCACCAGCATCCTGTTGAGCTTTCTGGTAGTTCGCGATGCTAATCTTCGGCCCTTGTTTGCCATCCCCAAGCGATGCAGCCTTAGCGCTGGCCTCGCCCGCTTGGGCATTGGCGAGATTCGCATGCGCTTGGTTATACTGAATCTGTGACCCGAACACGGCTGCCTTGACTGGCGCTTCTTCGGCTGTAACATCGGAGTTCTGCTTGGCAGCCTGCCCCCATAGATAACGTCCCTGACCTGTCAACTGCGCGCCTGCAGCAGTGCGCAGCTTAGCTTCGGTTTCACGCTGAGCAGTATATGAAGCCAGCATGGACTTTTGCACGTTAGCAGGATCGAGCGCGTTCTGAGCAAGCATAGAGATATGCTGCTGCGTAACAGTCGTATACGGCGGGTCGTTTTCATGGCCGGTCATGCCGGCGAATGGGCTCCTGTACATAAGCGCGCCGACATGCATGTTAGGATCGTAGCCCGGCTTCGGCTGCCCAGTAATAGGATCTTTCGCCAATGCGTCATTCGCTGCCACGTCCGACGCAGTCGCAGTCTTTAAGTTCAGCCCTTGCCCATTCGGGAGATAATAGTTCACGTTCTGCAGGGCTTGTTTTAGAGACTTGTCGTCTCCAGATGCAAAAGCCGCATTCGCCGCAGCATAATTACGTAGCACTTGTCCTTGAACCGCACCGGTTCTTAGGGCATCCATAGCAGCGCCTACTTTGATCGGATCTTCTCCTGCAAGCGCAGCTTTACGCATCGCTTGCATCTTCAACTGTTCTGAATGCTCGTACCAATCGGGCGAGAGCGAATGCGGCTGACCCGACTCGGCAGGCGATTTTTGCGGGATGCCTGCCTTCACGGTTGGATCAGCCGCAACTTGTTTGACGTTTTCAGTTGTGCTCTGATTCGCTATCGCGGTCCCAGTCTGCTGTGCAGTTGGCGGGGCTGTGGGCTGTGCGGGAGCAGCGGGCGCGGGGGCACCTGGACGTACACCCGCGGCGGCGGGAGCTGCAGGTTGAGCGGGCGGCGCACCCTGTGCGGGCGCAGCTGAAGCAGGAATACCAGCAGCAGGCGCTGCAGCAATCGGCGAAGGGGGGCCACTGGGTACAGGATTGGCTCCCGCGGTCGGACTGTACGGACCTGTAACACCCTGATTACTATTGGGGAGACTGTTGTCATCAAGTAACCCCCCATGCAGATGATGGAAAAACTGTTCCACTGCGCCCTTGGCTTGATCAAGTACCGACGGTGATTGCTGTTCGGGAATGCCCGTTACAGTCGATTCCATGCCGGTCGATGCATCCGCTGCATTCTCGCGCTGTTCGTGTCTATCCCACGCATTGCGGAGGTTCTGTCCCATGACCATACCAGACTGCAAACCCGAGGAGATCCCTGCGAGCTTGCCAGATACTGCGGGCTGCAAGGTCTGAGCCTGCTGCAGCTGTGGTTGGCTTGTGCTATCGAATCCCGGGACTGAGCCACCCTGGTCCATGGTCAGCACCTGACCCTCCGTAGAGGCTGGTACGATGCCCTGTTGTGGGCCGGCGGGCAGTGCGCCGCCGCGCTGATGCGGTGCATGTCCTACAGGCATAACACCCCCACGCGCGAGCATCGGCGTGCCTGGATCTTCTGGCGACTGCATTGCGCCGGGGACTACACCCGAAGCCGGCCCGCGCACGAAGTCCGGTGCCGCGGTAGTTGACGCAAAATTGTTGCGAATAACCGGCCCGCGGCGCTTAGCTGGTACAACGCCCCCTTTCTCCATACCCATAGCAGCCAAGCCGGCTTGAGCCAGAGCAGGCGGCGGAGTGGTAGGCGATGGTGCCACGGACGGCACAGGAGACAGTTGAGAACCGATGATGTTGTTGTCCGCGTCGTACTGAATCTGCTGACCGGGCGCAGCCGTAGGGGTAGAACCGCCTAAATTCTGCGGGTTACTGCCGGCTGTGTTCATAGATTGAATACCCTGTCCAATGTCGTTACCGAACCCTGACTGGGCGAAGCCACTAGCGAAGCCGCTCATGGGTGAGCACTCACGTGCGGGGGATGAAACACGGGAATTGCACGTCGTTTATTCATCTGATTGCGGATACTATCTACTTGTTTATGAAAGAATTCTTGCCCCTTAAAATCTACGACGTCTTTTGGCATCACCCACTCGCCAGGGGTGAGTAACGCTGGCTTGGTATCAGTCGAGCCCGGAATAGGCGAGCTGGGCAACGCACCGCGCGCAGTAACATTACCACCTTGACTCATAACTTCTCCGCCTGCGCAGTAGGCTGAAGAGATAGGCGGCCCGTTGCCGCTAGGCGCGGGTATGCCAGCGCGCTGGTGCGTCGCCCGCATACGCTTGCCCATCATAGGTATGCCCGGTAGAGGGCCGGGGACTCCCGCCCCGCCTGGAACAGGGCCGCCAGACTCCATCATAGCCATGCCGGCAATACCAGCTACTTGGCCAATGATCTGGCCGACACCGGCCTGCTGTTGCTGCTGGTCAGTGTAGACCTGCTGCTGCTCGCCAAACTGCGTATTGGCCGCCTGCACTGCGCTGTTGTTCGCATTGACGTCCGTGTTGAGATAAGAGTTGGCCGCAGTGAGGTTGTTCACGTTCGAAGCGTTGGTGCTGTTCACAGTATTCTGACCGGCCTGCGCTGTCTGCGCACCAGCTGCTTCGCCAGCCGTGCCCATCTGACCGACTTGCACGCCCAGTTGGTTCGCTTGGTTCTCCATACCAAACGCAGTCTGCTGTGTTTGGATCGCGCTCTGTGTACCGGCGTTGGCCGCATTGGCTGCGCCAGATACAGCAGCCTGCTGCTGCATAGCAGCACCACCGAGCGACGCAGGATCGACACCCTCGGACGCGAGAGCGGCGCGCGAGTTAGCCAGCGCTGCCTGATCGGCCGCGTTGGCATTGCCTACCGCCTGTCCCTGCAGCAGCGCGACATTCTGCGAAGAGCCGTATTGCTGCGCGGCCTGCGCTTCGGTGCTCTGCAGCGGATTGAAAACAGAACCATACTGCTGCAAATTCTGATTCGCGGTATTCGCAATAGCGCCCGCGGCGTTATTGCTTGCGTTTGTCACACCGGACAGGTTCGCCTGTGACTGCTGGTTAAGAGCAGTTGCAGTATTCATGGTCTGCGCGGCGTTGCTGGTCGCAGTCCCCGCCGTGTTGTTCGCGTTGGTTACGTTGCCGCTTAGATTAGCTGCTTGGGGTGTACTAGCGCCGCCTGACATGCTCGATGCTCCGCTGGTATCCAGCGACAATCTTTTCGATCCAACGCGAAGAAGTGCAACGCACCAGACGGGTGAGCGTCTTTGAGCACAGCGAATTCTTCAAATCCTAGGCGCTTAGCGAAGTTCAACGACTTAGCGTTGCCCGCTTGTATTATGCCAATAAGCTTCTGGTATTGCCACTGTATGAAAGGGACTTCAAACCCAGTCCTCAAAAGAACCCGATTGAACCCGGTCGGGGAGTCTGTGACGGCGTGTAATTGACAGGACAGGCCCTGAAAACTGTCGTATCCAAACGCCGCGATTATGACTCCGTCTACTTCGCGGGCGATGCCACGAAACTCTTTCTGTATGGGCATGCCTGAGCGGATATGCATCCACTGCTGGATTCTATCGTCAGTGTTAATCAGCCGGTCCATGAAAGGAAGGGGGTCCTTATAGACAAGAACCCCCGGATCCCTAGAACGCAGTGCATTTATAGGTGATCAGATCGCCCGAAGTAGGCGTTCCGACAATGGACACCAGAGTCGTAGTATACGCTGATTCTTTGAGAGTGTTGGCGGATGTCGTTAAATCCTTGAATGTGCACACAAACCCGTTCAACACTGCCACGGGGTAGGTGAACAGAAGCGCGCCAACCGCCGTAGATCCAGTCGCTGTAACCGTGTTGCCGATCAGCGTTACAGCGCCGTTAAGTGCAAACACGTGACCAGTTACCGAGGCGCCGTTTCCGAGGCTATCTGAGATAGCTGCGATCACGGTGCCGTTGACGACCGAAGAGGCGTTTATAGTCGCGCTCGAACCGACAAGCCAGTAGACGTTCTGTGCCTGAGCGCCGTTGGTCAGCGATACAGTGCTCGACGTATTAGCGGTAAACGTGCTGCCGATCTGGAAGATGAAGACCGCATTTGGATTGCCACCGCCGTTCAGAGTGACAGTCCCGCCGACCGAGATATCCGCGCTTGAGCCGATTTTATACAGGCCCGGGCTAAGCGTTGTCCCAGCTAGCTCGTATGAAGATGCCGATAGAACTGTGGCACCGGGGAGAGCGTTCCCGGTATTGAACGCCGTTGTCGCGTCCGTTACTGCCTGCGCCGCCGCGCTGTTGGTGATGTTTGAGGTGCCTGTGACAGTCGGCGAGCCGGTAACTGATGTGCCGGGATAGAGGGCCAGATTGCCTGTTATAGTCGTAGTGCCAGTATTCGTGATCGTCGAAGTCGCGATCACACCATAAGTGACTGCGGTACCTAGGAGGATGCCCGATGACGGAGCAGTCCCGCTGACTACAAAAGAGCCGGCGTTAGCGCCTCCAACCTGAGCGGAGATAGTCTGACCAGCGGCGGTAATGACCGGCTTATTCAGACTCAGGTCATTAAATTGACCCTGTAGCCCGGTCTGGCCTGTGAGCGGGTTGAAGTCATAATACGGGACAAAGGTCGCCGCCATGGCAGCACTAGTCAAAGCAGTGCCGAGAACCAGCGATGCAATGTTTGTCTTGAAACTCTTGAAAAACTTCATATTCAGTACCTTATAGGTTAGAGATCAAAACGCAACGCATTCGTATACCAGAAGATCGCCAGACACAATCGTTCCAGCAAACGTGACAGTAGTAGTCGTGTATGCCACTTCCTTCGAACTGTCGGCTGTAGTCGTAATATCAACTAAAGAACATGCAAAACCGGTAAGGACCGGCTGCGGATAAGTGAACGTAAAGGCACCAGTGGTCGTGCCTGTAGCAACGAACGCACCAGCAACGGCGCCTCCAACCTGAGCGGAGATAGTCTGACCAGCGGCGGTAATGACCGGCTTATTCAGACTCAGATCGACAAACTGCCCTGGTAGGCCATTGATGCCCGTGAGCGGGTTGAAGCCGATGTAGGGAATATACACAGCAGCAAGCGCGGCGCCAGTTACGAACAGGGCTGCGAGGGCTGCGCCAAACTTGCGAGAAGTCTTCATGGTTTCAGTACCTTAAGGTGTTGATTGGGTTGCCAGCGAAAACGATTATACCAATGTCAGGCCACCAGTCAACCTCGCCCCCGTGGACGCATAAAGTTAGGCCGGAGCTGCGGAGCCGCAAAGTGTCGCCCGCGATCTGCATTCACAAATTCCCGGGCTACTGTGGGAGATGGCCCTTTGCCGCTGCGAGGCTTGCCCCCGTGAGCAATCAATTCCATAAACCTGTGCTGCTTTCCTGATTTACTTGGCATTAGATGTCACCGTACGCTTTTGAAGCTCTGCGAAGTTTCCAGATACTGCTGCAGCAGCTTGCACGATGGTTCCGAGTTCGGCTCCGATGTCGGAGGGCGAGCTAGCACTTCCGTCAGACACTGGGGGAACAACAGCGGATCGGGCGCCGACAATTGAAGCTCCGGAGATAATGCTGGGGGACTCGGGCACTCCTGTTGACTGATTGTTCGGGTGGCACACCCAGACATGGCCAAGAGGGTGAGCAGCCATATACGAGTTAAGGGCATTCTGAGCAGCATCGCGTTCCTCTGCGGCTTGGTTCGCCGCGGCCTGCATCGCAGCTTCTTCAGCCACGATCTTCTTGTGTTCATCTGCGCGGGCTGCGGCATAGGCCGCTATGATGTCCTGCTTGCCGATAGTCCGTTCATGGTGAACAGCCACAAGACCAAGACATAAAATAGCAAGTAGCCCGGCAGCCCACAAGTAGTTTTCGAATGGCAAAAGCGCGCTCAACATGTCAGCGCCTTCGCTAACGTAGCGTTTGCGCGGGCTTCCCAGCCGACTCCATAAACAGGATATTCTTTCATCGAAGTATATGCCAAGAGCCGAGCAGTCGTGAACGCGCGTGCGACGGTGAGTGGATCGTTCGCGCTACAAGCGGATTTAGTATGTGGACCGAGAACCCCGTCTTGCGTAACGCCGAGCGCGCGCTGCAATACCACGATGGCTTCATGGTCTCCAGCGTTGTAGGCAAAATCAAACAAACAGAGCGCGATAGGGGCAGGTAAATCATCCCCCGAGATTCGGTCCCAGTAATGCGCCTTGGCGATCGGAAGGGCATCCGCAATTGTAAGGTTCTTGATATCGAGAGTCGGATACGCGGCGGCAGATATACCGTATTTCGTGCCAGCGAGGATGCCAACGCCGACTTGGCCCCCTGTCCAGTTACCCCGATCCTGTGGATCGTCATTGTATCCCCCCTCGTAGCCTAAAATCCAAGGGAAAGCGACATTTGCGAAGAAATTCATTCTCCGAATCTCTTAATCGCCCAAGTAGTGATCGATATCGTACCAGCAATTATGGCTATGATACCAGCGCACACTTGGATAATTGGCAAAATTTGTAGGCAAAACGCTGTCACAGCAGATGGTACAGCGACCCAAGCAGCGATGTGAATGGTGTTGTGTGAATCCATTATGGTTCGTTCATCATACTTGTTTCAATTCAAGTCCCGTTTCAGCTATGGAAAAACTATATACGTTGACATTGCCGATAAACTGAAACTGCCATCCATCAGATTTGAATCCTGCAGGCAAGCGAATAGTGCGCTCCGAACTAACAGTGTAGGTAAAGACAGTGTCCCAATTCTGGTCGAGATCCCTTGCATAAATCGTAACCTGTACTGCATTCTCAACACTTTCCAATGCGCCTACATCATACAATAGGCTACCATTAATAGCTCCCTGATTCTGCGGTACGATAGATGCTTGATCTGTAATGGAAATTTGCCATTGGCCGTTAATAACTTCCCCATTTATGGCGCCTAGTCCGGCTCGCATATGGCTGTTCGCATACGCGTAAACGTCCTCGTTGAAGAGGATATAGTCCTGTAGCAGGCTTGCTGGAATCTCCTGTGTGCCACCCCCCACGAACTTCAAGCGAAACGCGCCGAAGTTGACAGGCTTTGGTAAGTCAAACTCTTTGGATAACCACGTGTACTCGTACGGCGTTGATTCGGGCGGATCCCATAGTCGAGCTTGGTTGCTCTGCACTAAATACACGTCACCCGAATACTGGTCGATCTGGATAGCGAACACACCACTAAAGCGGTCGAGCGTTGTAAGAGGAGCGAGCTGTTCTGCCGGAGAAAATATGAACCCAGTGGCAGTGGAATCAAACGCCACATATTGTAGTCCGTAACCGACTGCCTGAACTTCCGTCGGAGAAAAATAGTTCTGCCACTCTTCTCGTGTAAATAGCTGCTGTGTCTGAAGAGCTGTATTCCCGGGAGTGGCCAGGACAATGCCCTGTGGCGAAGCATACATCACCCCTTGCAATGTCGTGACCATACTACGCCGGTTCACACAAGGATCAATAGAGTCTATGCGCTGAAGAATGATGGCCTGTGGCGTCATACCCTCAGCGTAGTAGGGATGCGAAGTAGTCGTCACAACCACGACGCCATTGACAACTGCTATACCTACGATCTCAGTCTGGCAGGTTTGCACCTGTTCGATAGGCCACGCATGTGGCTGGTATGGCACTGATGTCCAGAAATCGCGCCCGCTGTAGCCCATTAAAAAGCCGCCGGGGTGTGGAGTTATCCCGAGCAGCGTCGCGGGCGGCGGCGTCCATGTCAGGGACTGCAGCGTAAAATTCAACGCAACAGTTGTATCAGGAATAGAGTCGTTGTATGTCGTAGTGCCGAAAGCGATGTCAGCTACGAAGTAGTAGATACCTGCAATCGTGCGATATATACGGGTAGTAGCAAGGTTGTAGTAGGTAGGATTTGGTACCGTGCCGTCAATGCCAGACAATGACCAAGTGCCGGAGGAGGCCCCCGTAGCAAGCGTGGGTGGAGAAGGCGGCCCTTCTTCCCCGTACGCGGAAATAAATGTGTATACGTAAGAGCGCGTCTCTGTAGTGCCACCTGGAGGTGTGACGGTAGGAGCATCAATTGGTGTCGGTATGCCGAGTAGGAAGCTATGGCTACCGGCTTGTATGCGGGCTCGGGTATTGTACTGCGGCGCGCCGGCATAGATTGTCGGGAGTGTGTCCCCGCTCCAGTAATAACGTTCAAAGGAATCTTCCAATACCGGGGTGCGAACAAAGTCAACTGACGCATCTTGAAACCCCACCCAGAAATCGGCCAGTGGCTGCAATGGAATCGGTGCTCCTACTGTAGCAGGAAGACGGTACGCGCGAGCAACCGGGGTGCCAGCCGCCGTTGTGTTCGAACCTGCGTCTAAGAAAGTAGGGCCAAAATCATAGAGTAACTGCGTTTCACGTAAGCCTCGCAGTTCCCCGGATAGGAGTTTCGCATTAGCCGCAGTCACCGCGCCGTTTTTAGGCAGCAAGCGATTCGACCAGCGGGGCGCTATGCCGGCAAAGTTCTCGATTCTAAGTGCAACCACTTGTTTTCTCTAAGTATATTAAAACATCCGGACTCATCCTGCTACCCACCCGCCCGGGCCCGTAAACAGCGCCGGACAAACTATAGCACCGCCTCCTACAAGGGCCCCCAAGAAGGTAGGCGAAGACGCGTCGGTCACGACAGCGCGTGTACCTACATTAGGCGCCTTCGGCAAAGTGGCAACAGTGCTAATAGGAGCCACGGGCTGTACGGGCTGCAGAGTGTTGTCCCTCATTTGGTAATGTCCAGACGCTATCAACTCGCCGGCTTGCGCGTAAGAATCATTCGGATTACCACGCTGACGCGATGCGGTCTCTGATGCCTCTTTCAGCTGGCCCAGCACAACCTTGTGATTAGCGGGATCAGATGTAGGTTGTCGGATCGCTACTGCGGTAATGCTGCCCACTAGTCACCTATAATTTCATGATATAAAAAAGGGCGATGTAAGGCGGCACTATGGAGTATGCGAACGATCCATTTAACTGGGACAGGCCGTGTACATGGCCCATGCCTCCGCCAGTGGGTTGGATAATAGGATTCGCGCCTGACTGCCCGTTGCTCGTGATATACGAACCGCCACCGAAGCCGGCGTCAGTACGAGTAGCGCCGGCAGGGCCAGCGTTGCCAGTGAAAAACGCCTGCGCTTGCCATGTTTCGTGGCCATGGCTAGGCATCTGGGCAGTCGTAAGCACAGTGGAATCAGTCGTGTCGGCAGAGAAATTAACCGCTAGATTGCCAGTGAAGCTGCCACCCGACGAAGGCTGGCTTCCGCCTGCGCCCAAGACGAACTTGTCTTCAAGATTCGGAGTGCCGTTTGTGCCATCGCATATATGAAAGCCGCTCGGTACGCTGACACTGGAGCCGCTCCAGAGCAGGATCATACCGGAGGTAATTAGTGATGAGCCCGCGTTAAGTTCGCTGCTGATGTTAGCAGCCGTGAGTATAACAGATCCAGAAGCCGTAGCCGGACTGCCAATCGGGACTACGATTTGGTTGCTAGTTACGCCCGGCGCCGATCGTAAGGCACCAGTGAATTCGCCACCTTGAATACTGCCGCCAGACCCGAGGCTCAATACACCGCTAAGAGTCGTCGTTCCCGACAAAGTGGCGCCACCATTGCCTTGCAAGAAAGCTTGTAAAATACCCGCGGTAACGCGTTGCTCAAACCTCGTACCAGAGGCGAAGCCCAGAGGTGTAGTGCCGTCAGCACCGCGCACGATAGTGAATGTGTCCCCTGTGCGGGCTGTGATAGTCACGATCTCGATATTGCCGCTCACGTCCTGGAACGTGCCATAAGCTATCTGGCCAGCGCCTGGATTGGAGAACAGTGCACCTGTGGTAGCCGCTACCGTGCATGTAGTCTGCGTACTGGTAATAGCGGAAGCCAGTGTGGAGGTGGCGTTGTCAGCGAAAAGGATGAGATTCGACATAAGTCCTCCGACTATAAGCTACGACGATTTCCAGCGCGCCTTTCCTCTAAATTATTATATTCACTCATGTGGTGAAGCTCGTGGTGTTATATTGCACGACATCATTTAGAATCTGTCCAGTGCTGGTTGTAGCTAAGAACGATACGAAATAAGTGCCGTTAATTACCCCGTTGTTCACAAAATAGATTACCTGCAAGCCGCCGGGACCTATCAAGACATCGTCCACTACGAGGGTTGGGGAGTTCGCATCCGACTGGTTCTGGATCGTCGTAATGCTCTGAACCGCAAAGGCAGTGATAACTTCCCCAGTTGCAAGATCCAGAGTATAGTCAAGCACATACCGTTTGTTCTCAAGAACTCCCTGTCGGAAAATTGCTGTAATGTTCACTGGATCGACCTCATGTATCTATTCCCGATAGGGCGCCAAACCTTGGGCTCAATGTCCGGTAAGTATACTATTATGACAGCCTCGAAGACAGGCGCAGGCACAAACTTGCCGTAGGCATTGAATGGCGGAGGCGGACAAGCCAGCCCGAACGGCGCGGTAGGGGGCGTAAAATCTGCCGTGTAGCGGGCGATCCCATTTGTGACACGGATGTCGTACAGCGCGAAATAACCTGGATTGAATACGACCGGGGCGGCGCCGAAATACATCGCCGGGCTGCTGGGCAACGCAGGTATAGGCGCTATTATAGTGCCAACGCTCATCACGCCATTCAAGAACAGCCGCAAGTTGCTGCCGTCTCGTACTACCGCGATGTGGTTCCAAGCTCCGACTGTGATATTAGCGGCGCTAGACAGGTCGCCCAGTGTCCAAGGACCACTCACGTAGTGAGTGGTGACGAACACAGGAGAAGGAAGCGATTCGATCCCTACCTGAAACAGCGTCGTAAAATCGCAACTCAAATCAAAGAGCTCCTCGGATGCAGTGCTAGCAGATGAAATGTACGCCCACATTTCGACTGTCCAATCAGCTTGCGCCGTGACCAAATCGAGAGGGCTGTTAGCTAGATAGCTGACTCCAATATAAGGATGGATGCCAAGCGTAAGATCGAGGGATGCTGCAGCGCCAAACAGTGTGTTCGTGTTTGACATATAAGCGTTATACGCATTGACAGTCCATGCGTTGTTGGATAGGTCGATGAAATCGTTGCTGTCATTGCCAGTGTCACACGGCACCAGCAGCGCGACCTTGCTGAAATTCGGGTCGCATGCCATGGCTACACCTGAAACCAGCCGCCGTTGAGTGCGTCATATCCAATGTAATAGTTAAGACCCTGCAACAGCATCGGAAAACCTGGACCGCCCGAACTGTAATAGATCAGGGTCGAAGTAGCAGGATCGCCAGTATCCTCGTACAACAGCATGGCCGCAGCCGGCACGGGATTAGTTAACGAATTGAATATCGGAATTACGCCTCTGCATATGCCGTTGACCTGTGTTGTCGAAGTCAGATCCGCCGTTATGATGACAGCTCCCGACGCTATGACAGTACTCAAAAAGACATCCGATACGGACGGTATGTACAGAGTATTGAGCAACGCGCAACCAATCGGCGCAGTTTCCCAATCCAATTGGCCCGTGGCGAACAGCGAGCGAGCGTTGTTGTAGACGAAGTCGGTAGGAGCGCTCACCCGGTCGCCCTCGGCAAGATCTGAGACATACCTATCGGTCCAAACCGCGGAAACTTGAACGATGTATCAGCCGGACCATAGCCGCGATTGGCGATGTCACGCGCCATCAGGATCTCCATGCGGAACATCTTGCGGTAGCGCTCAGCCGCTTCTTTGTCGCTCCATGGGCGCTTCTTCATTTCAAACAGACGCGCCATGGTGCCGTACTGCAGGCCGTCCACATGCTGTGTGTATGCGTAATTAGGTAGCATCACACTCGTAGCTGTAGGCACCAGAGACGCATATACGAACAGAATCTCGCCATAGCTCCTATCCGGTATCGGATACAGCAACAACTGGTCTGGTGCCTGCATATAATAGCCACTGGGGGGCTGTGGCGTGCCGCCCACTGGCATGCGCGGGTACGGGCGCAGCGGCTGTGCCGAGTCTGAATGCTCATACGGAAACAAGTATGCCTGTAGCACAAACTGTATATAGCTATTCTGATCAACGGGATTTAGATAAATCAACGGGTTAGTCGATACATTATAAGGACCAACATAAGAGCGCCAGCCTGTACTGCGGGTATAAAACTCGCGCAAGACAAGTTGCAGCTGCGCCGAGATCAGTGTATCGGGCGCGCCCGGTACCTGCATCGCGACCAGCTGTTCGACGTATGAAATTACTTGGCCGCCTAGAGCTGCGCTCGATTGGCCACCATCCAGTGTGACAATTGGCATAGCTTATATTCCCTGTAGCTGAGCCACGAAGCTCTGCATCAATTGCTGAGAGCGGGAAGTCTCAGTAAATTCATCGTCCGCTAGTTCTACGCGGGCTGCGATATACGCCACCACGGGGTAGTAGAACAGTTTATCGTCGAGTGGGAACGACGTCGGAGGCGTCTGCCCCAGATCGCTTTCCGCGTACGTATTGATTGTCGTAGTCGAAATGATCCCAGAAGAAAAGTTGCCTATATAAGCATCAGGTCGAATCGCATACACTACTCGCAGAGCCGTGTTCAGATACTCCATTAGCGTGCTGATCTGATTGCGGTACGGTTGCACCGCGTCATTTACCATAAACTGCGCTTCCAGAATCGCGTCATCAACTGTTTTCGTGACTTGAGTTACCATGGGGCGCATTCTCTCCGCGGGCTACAAGGGCTGCAGCCAGTTTCCATAATACCTCATCGCCCCAGAATCCGCGAGCAGAGTTGTAAGCCCAGATAACGACTTGGATGTTGCCCTTGATATAGCCTTTTGTTGGATCAATCCGGTCGATGGACGGACCATAAGCTTTACGGCCATCTCCCATAGTAAGGTCAAACGGCAACCCGGTCTTAGCGCACACGCCCAGTTCCAGCTGCGGCTGAACATCCGAGATATCCAAATCGAATTCCAACGAACGCCCATGAGAACTACAGTTAGCCTTAGCATGTTGAACCATCACTAAAGCTCTACCCCTAGGTGTCTCTTCGTTTTTTCGGCGGTATTCAATACGAGCGGCGGACCTCCCACGGGCTCGTTCCTTTTCTTTAACTTCAGGACGTTGCCTCCAAGCGATGATATAAGCTTTATTGCATTGTTTGCATTCATTGGCATGGCCGTCTTTGCGGGCTGCGTGCTTGTGAAACTCTGAAAACGGTTTCTCGATTTTACATGCTGAGCACTTTTTCACTGACTACTCCAATAAGAAAGGGGCCTTAGTTTTACCTGAAGGCCCCTTTCATGTCAACCCCGAAGGTCAACTACTCAGATTAGAGTCCTGAGTTGATTACAACAGCATACCCGACGAGGGTCGGATTGATGACCGCAAATCCCCACACTTGGAGCCCTCGCATAAGTGTACCGAAAGTTGTCTCACTCCGCAGAGTCTCAACCTTTGTCATCTGCGATGCGAAGGTCAGTCCTAAGCTATGGCCGAAGTACACCGCGTACTCGCCCGTTGCTAGGCCGCCGCCGTTCGCAGCAGACGCAAGCTCCGGATACACTGTGCCCGTCGCACGGACATTCGCAGCATTGCCCACTGGGAGCAGGTTGCTGACGTACACCGTGAAGCGATCGATCATGCCGAGGCGCCCGTTGCGCGCGATCGAAACCGCGTCACCGGTCAAATACGCCTGCTGGAAAGCCGAACGCTTGACCATCGCTGCAGCCCAAGGCGGCAGAACAATCCAACGGCCAGTTTCCGGAACGCGCTGCTCGTCGAGCACGCATCCGGTGTCGATGATGAAGTCCAGAATCTTGCGAGCATTAGTGTTTGTAGTGCCCGACCCCGTGCCGGCAGCTACCGAACCCAATGACAGAGGAACGCCCGAAGTGGCAGCCGCCACCAAGGTGTTCGCGCTGTAGCCAAGATTGAACGAACCCGAAATGCGGCCGGCCGCTGTTCCTAGGTTGTTAGCACTGACGAGATTGCCGATCGAGTCGATCGTCAGAACCGCCGTGTCCACATAGACCTTCATCTGCTCGGACGCGTTGTCCGCCCAGTTGCTCAACAGATCTACGTCCGCCTGGATCTCCATGACATCATCGAGGACCGTATTGAAGTACGCGCCCTGATTGATCTGGAGCTGAACCAGCGGGCTCGACGGACGCTGCACTGTGAGTGCTTGGTTCGCCGAATACGCCTGGATATTGATGGTCGGATGCGTACGGATGTTGATGGTGTCACCGTAGTTGCGGATCTCACCCTCGTAATCCGTGCTCGCGATAGCGCCCAGTACGGTCGCATCGTAAAACTTTTCCACGAACTTGCCCGACCAGATGATCGGGATAAAAACGCCCGAGTAAGCCGGAGTCGGATTACTGCCTAAATAGGGCGTACCAGAAATTGGATAACTCATTCTCTCAACCGTCCCGAAGGGTTACTTCGAAATTTCTATCTACCATTAATGTGGTGGTCGGAGCGATCGGGTCGTACCCGTCCTTCTCTCGATGCCACTGCCAACTCCGCGTCAAACCTTGCGTACTCTTCCGCGGAGACCTGTTTCTTCCGTACGCGCGCGTAAAAGTCTCTGATCTCTGATTCGGAGATGATCCTTTTACCCGATGCACCCTCGGGAGCCGCTGGACCCTGACCCCCTCGTGGTTGGGGGGCTAGCAGTGTCTCGGTTGCCACTGGTGGAGCATTCGAGGCTGCTGAGGCCGCTGGGTATTCCCTGACATACGCCTCAAAGATCCCCACGACTCGCGTCGCGTCAAGGGCTTTGTAGGCTCCAGACAAGGCTACTCGTCTGGTTGTGCCAGCCATTATGTCATATAGATCCAGCCAGTCAAGAAACTCCTGAGACTCGTTGATGACACGCCAGTTGGGGAGTGCCGCATCGAGGGACTCTTCCAGTGTTACCTGCCGAGTTTTGACCAATTCGTTGGCTGTCCCTTGGGCTTGGCGGCGCAGTTGAGCGATCTCGCTCTCCATCTTCGCCAGAGTTGGTTTGAACATATTCTGTGCGAGTCGCGCTACGATCGGCAGCAGCTCACCGTAATCCTCGATGTCCTTGTCAGTAGCACCAAGCGAACGCATGACTTCCTCGGGTGTCTGCTGCACTACGGGAGTGGGGGCTGGGGCGGGCGCAGTGGCTCGTTCTCGCACCAACGTATTCAGAAGATCCGATTGCTCACGCTGAGCAGCACGCAGACCGGCTATTTCGGAGTTGTATTTGCCCTGCAGGCTGGCATAAGCCGCGCGCAATCGGCGATTTTCCTCTTCCATAGTATTCGGCGGCGCATCAGCCACAGCAGCTTCAATTGCCGCGGCAGTCGGCGGAGGGGCAGCCTGTCGCGGCGGAGGCGCCGCAGGAGGGTCCTGTACGCCCGGAGCAGCATTAGATGGGCCCGGTGTCGCTGGGCGCCACTCAGGGCGCGCTGAAGGCTGAGTAGAGGGCGGAGCATTGAGTTCTGCGATCAAACGATTGGCGTCTTCAACCTGTCTTCGCGCGGCCGGGGGTAAAAGATTCGGCTGCGAAGGGGCATGTGCCGCTGGTGCGTTCATAGTGTGGTACTTCCAGAGTTGTCTTTGATACGTTTTAGCTGATTTAGGAGGGCGCGGCACTCCCCACGGAGCGCCTCATCCGGGTGATCGCTCAGCAGTAGCGCGGTCACCTGTGTGTTGTACTCAATTTCAAGGGTGTGTACGTAATGACGCCAGCCCCCGTGGTCTTTTAGCCGGGAGATATTCTCGGCAAATTCCTTTCTAGAGAATGCCATTACAGTCTCAGCGGATTGCCGAGAGCCTCAGTGATTAGATCCTTGTCATCAGGTTCGCGACCAACTTTCTTGTAGTCGCGGGTATAGACGCGGCTCGTAGGAGCAGGCCCAATGTCAGACGCCTGTCCGAACTGCAGCTGGTCACAGTCGATAGTCTTGGCTCCCGGCATCGGCAGCTTGGTGCAGCAGCCGTCTTTGGGAACATGACTCGGAGGAACGCGTACGCCGGGAAGTGCCATGGTTATCGGTCCGGCCGATTCGGGATCTTATCCATCTTGCCTTTCTTCTCGTAGCTACGGGCAAGTGGATACGGT